TTTCAAGCTGCAAGACTTCCTCTCTTTGCCTATCCAGACCTGGTATCTTGAAATTGTGCCTTTGCTCATAACCTAAGCAGGATTCTTTGGCATAATCGTAGCCTAACGCAGAGCGGAACCGCAAAGCGTCGCGGCCTGCATTGAAGAGCTTCAAGAAATTTGCCTGGACGGTCCTAACTCCTGCATCATAGGCAGATGACAGGAGATATTCTAGGTTGCCACAAAGGTCTGGGAGGTAGGGCCAAAGTCTCAGGATGACAGAAACCCCGGAACCGGATAGCGTTTCCATTGCGGCCAATCGCCGCTTCCAGCTCGGAGCATCGGGTTCGAGGATGCCTAGCATGGCTTGATCTTCAGACGATATGCTGCATTGTACCACCAGAGGCAATCCGTCGATTGCCGCCAAATAGGGATCTTCTGTGAGCAGGGTTGGCCACTTGGTAGTTATGATAGTTGGGTACTCAAAATCTTTCAGGATACCAAGTGTTTTCAGAGTAATCTTATGCGTGCGCTCTGATGGTTGCAACGGATCGCTCGCGTGGCCTATCTGGACAGGATATCTATGATCGATCAGTTGCCTTTCCATGCCTCGCGACTTGTAGAATATATGCTCTATGTAGCGAATGGGCGATGGGACCACATCCGATAGGCTGCCTTTTGCTCTGGACTGCCACCTGGCCATTTGCTGGTTCATGCTGCAATAGAGGCAGTGGCCCTGGCAACCGCGATAAGGATTGATTTTGAGCGGAATTGGACAAAGGAAACGGTCGTCACCATCTACGATAAATGCAGGTCGACGATATGGAATCATTTTATCCGTTAACCGTTAACTACTTATATTAGGCATGTGTGTATGGTATTGGAAGTGAACTAAGATGAGGACAATTGAAACATATACAGGGAAACGGTACAGCGCGGAGACTGTCGGCCAATTCGACGGCCATTTCTGGCACGCCGTTGGCGATAACGTCCATCGGCTAAATATCGCCCTTGGTGCGGCATTTGGCTGCGATTCCCCGCTGGTCGCCACCATGAGGCCGCCAATCGAGTACACCCGTACTAGAGACGGCATCTATCTGGGAGCAGACGGCCAATTGTATGCCGTCAATGCCAACGAGGCGTTTGCTCTATGAGCCGGGGCAAAGTTGCAACCGGAAAGGCTATAGCCTGCCGCCTTCCGAAATTCCCGGAAGACCTTGATAAGGCTTTTAGGGAAAAGGCGAAATCTGCGGGCATGACCCCGGGCCAATATGCCCGGAAAATTCTTTTAATTTGACAGCCGCGCGGTCATATCCTCATAGCCACGTTTTGCGCCTTTGACTTTGGGTTTCCATCGCCCAACGTCTTCGATCTTGCCCATGATGCTGTTTTTACTTTTGCCTTCAACCGTCTGTGACCACGATTTGTCTCCAGAATCGTACTTGAACCCTTCCGATTTCAGAGTATCTTTGTGTGCATACGTGTTCCCTGATATGGTTATGGTTACGGGTTTGGATATGTCCACAGAACCAGACGTTTTCATGATGGTTGAAGAATATTTTGACACGTCATCGCCTGATAAGCTATTCTCAGGAGACGGCCCGCCACCGCCGCCCCCTCCACCACCACCACCTGATCCACCACACATCAATAATCACCTACATAATAAAATGAGATCGCCCCACTCCACCCATTGAAATGAAAAGCCGCATAAGAGATTCGAACTCTTGACAAGAGGATGTTCTGGAAGGTATCTTACAGATCCCCCGCTCTTCCACCTGAGCTAAAGCGGCATGTGGATAGTTTCAAGGCATATCCGCCTTTGCGTGTTTCGCGATTTTGACATTCGATTTCCATTTCAAATGGATCATAACAATGCCAGTCTTTCTGCCAGCACCCATAACGTTTTCCGCTGTGGATACGCTCAGTGCATGGTGGCAGATTCATTATATCAAGCCCAGTAACCTATTCAAATTCAGCAACGGCATATGATTCGTAGCCGCTTCATGTGGCTTGCAGGGGCCGTGCTCGTCTTCGGGAAAATCGCGTAAGGGGGCAGAAAGTTCTGCGAAATTGTCATCATCCTGCCAGAGCATGCAAGACCTCAAAAAGTAGATAAAGTCGTCACAAATACGAGCCGATTCAGGCCCGCAAAGGACTGACCCAGAATTGGCCGGGCTTTCTCACCCTCGCTTATAACAATAACGCTTATAGTATTTAATCTTTATGTAGTGTTGTCCTAAATCGCCCCATTTCGTTCTTTTTCTCCTTGAGGTCTTCTTTTATTCCTTCGGGAGTGCCTTGGTTTTGCACCACCTGACAGGCAATACATATCTTCAGATCGTTTTCTCCATTATAAATCGTTCCTATTGCACCGCATGCTCTGCATTTCGTCTTGTGATATTTCACATCGACCAATACGCCTCGACTGTCTATTATTTCTTCAAATCCGCTGTCTGCCCGCTGCCCGAAGGCACTTTCGCCGGTGCTTCTGGCAGGTCTTGATCCCAGTCGAGCGGCTTGCGGTTTCATTTCTGGCATCTAACCCACCATCCCTCACCAAACACCAATCCCTCATCCTCTTCCAACAACCAATACGCATGTGTCTCCCGCTGCCAATACCAAAAGGCAGCATCGGCACAGTGCCGATCGTGCATCGCTTTTGGCTTGAATATCATATGGCATCCCAGACCCCATATCGACCACATCGACCCCGTACCCTGGTATAGGTCGCATCACCATGTTTGACCAACCGCTTCAGGGAGCTCTGGACGGTGAACGGCGACTGTCCTAGTGCAAGTACGATGTCGCGGGAGGGAAGTGGTCCGAATGTCTTCAGCAAAACATATACTTGGTCTTGGCTCATTTGTGTACCCCATTGTGCATGGAAACCACGATCACATATGCATCCATCACAGCATCCGCTTCAGGGACACTCATGCCGGCCAGGAACAGCGCGCTCCGAAACTTGTGCCAGTCGAAGCCACAATGCTCGGCATCGGTTTGGGACATTGTGAGAATTTTATTCGATGGATCGTACTGCATTTTGCGCCTCCTGATATATCGCTTTCACAGTCCAGACGTCGGCAAGCCACCTCCGCGGATGAATAGGCATCCGGATATGAACGGGCGGCCAAGGGCGAGAGAACCTGATCATTAATGACACCACCCACATACAACATTTCTCACAAAGTCAGACGCTTCTCCGAATGAGATGGCATACGATCTATTAAGATAGTTCACGGACCGTAAGAATCCTATGAGCTTGCTCACGTCGGTGCAAATCAATAAATAATCATGGGCAGCTTGTCGTAGTTCGTCCGGGTGTTGCGGCAACATTGACAGACGCCTTAATATGCTTTCAGCTTCTTTGATTCGGTCGCACGAGTAACCTGCTCGCGCCAACTCATAACGAAATTGGTTTTTATTCATCTGTCATCGCCTATTTCAATGCTACGTTTATATTTGATTATTTGCTCTTTCAGTTGCTGGTTTTCTTGCATCAGGCGATCGATTATAGGCAGCACGTGCAATCTGACCTCTCTTCTATCAAGTTCTTTCATCTCTTCTGATAGATTTTCATATTCAGTTTGAATCAATTCTACCCATCTGGCTGCCCGTTGGGAGGAAACCACTTCGGTATTCAGGATATCGGTGGCCCACGCTGCCCATTGCTTATGCTCTTCAGCCGCGAGTTGTTCTATTGTGATGGCCATCTCAGATTTCTTCAAGGATATCGACCCCACAAGAACCCGACAATGAATACTAATACAGTCCATCCAAACCAATATAATCCAAATTCTGCCTTAACACTCATCTAATCACCTGTATATCATCCTCACTTTTGGCGCCACCAACTGGCATCTTTTCGGGCCGAATCCTGGCAAGTCATCGATAGGTTTCGCGTGGATGCCCCTAGGTACAAAGGCCAACTCATACTCCTTAAGCAAAATTTTCATGCTGTCAGAGCCTATACCGCGAAACATCATGGATGCTGCCGCTACCTCTCTCTCGTTGTTAGCTGGCCGCTGCCTGAAGCCCAGCATATCACCATCCATGAGGTAATCATGAGCTAACTCCAATATGTCTTTCCATTGGTCGTCATTGTCAAAGAAGCCGCTATCATCTCCCTTCCAGAAGATCGGCACCCCGTTTAGCATGCTTCGCTTTCTGAAGGATTTGCATCTGAGATGAGTGCTGCCTATGGCTTGTGATAGCTCCTGGCCACGTAAATACTTGCCAGCACGCAGCTTAGATGCATCCTTGATGGCCTCGTATATGTCGTCTAGGCTGCCTAGAATGACCGTACATCCATTATAACCACTCTCCCTGATAGAAAGTGTCTGATCCATGAGATGGCCAGATAGGACCGATCCCACGAAGTCCTCGGGGCGTTTAAGCTCCACATACAACGCGCGCCGGTTCATCCTCGGAACCGTCAGCAATCCATCCGGAATATCCGCCCATTCAACGGTGACCAATTCGAATAATAGATCTACCATGTTATCAGCACTGACCACAAGCGGATCAAACCTGGGATCGTTGTTAATTGCTAATCGTATCTTCTCTTCTCGGATGCCCTCACCAGGTGCGATCATGGCCTTAATGCGATTATTCAAGCTTATTCACCTGCGGATATGCCGTCATCTCGTCACGTATTATGTCATATTCGGCTTCGGGTATTTCCCAGGTGTCGGTATCGGCCGATCCTGGAAAGTCACCTGTCATGACAAGTTTGAGATAGAATTTCATGAGTCTACCTCTATAGGTTCGCTGCTATCAGATCCATCATAGTCGTTGGGATCATACCGCGTAGGCTTCTTAGGTCGCTTAGGCGCATGGATTGGTAAAGGAGGAGAGCGGATCATGCTAGACCGCCCTCTCGATGATTTTATTTATTACTGTATATTCTGGAGCGAATATCGATATTATAGCATTTCCGCACAACTCGAATACAATTAACGCCACCAACCCACAAACAACAAACGCTATAATCGCTGCCCATAGGGGCGGGAATTTGTCACTTTCATATTTGCATGTTTTGTTTTCCTCTTGGATCACCTTGTAGACGAAACGCGTCGCAATGCCAGCTGCTATTACAGCGCACCCCACAACAACGACATCGATCATTCCACTGATCACCGTTCCATGAACCAAAGTATCATATCCGTATCCGGTAGTATTTCGCAATTCGGCCATGATTTTGCTTGCCAATTCGATCTCTTGTTGATTCATATCATCTCTCCTTTCGCATGCTATCCATCATTTCGTTCATTCTTCATCCCATTTCGGATTATCCTCGAAATGACCACATTCACATTTATACATGCCATTCTCGATATCGATTTTATCCGAGAAGCATCGAGCACACCGCTTCTTAGCAGCCATATCCTCGTATAGCTCTTCAAGTGCCTCAAATATCGTGCCCCCGATGCCTATTGCAAGCGCTTCGGGCATGGAGCCGATTATGGCAGTGATCTGGTCTCCATCTGGATATATATCGATCTTCATGGCTTAGACCACCCCGGTATTATTATAAATATCCAAGAAAGAATAATGAGTGCCCATGCGACAATTAAGAACCATTTATTCACAGCACACATGATCAGCCCTCCTTTTGCATGCCATCCATCGACGGGCGTTTCCCTCGATATACACATTCATCACCCCACGCGAGAACGTTCCCCTCGATGATAGTGGGGTTAGTGAAATCAGCATCGCGTGCTAGCATGTATTGATCCAACTCTAGGCGCGTCTCGAATATCTGGAATTCCCATGTATCCCAATCGGTGTGTTCATACAAAACGAATACCAATTTCCTCATCTATCCTTCTGCATGCTGTCCAGCACATGCTCACAAAACGCCAATGCAGCATCAGGATGGCAAGTGACCTTGTTATGGGGCAACTCACCGCGACGGATGATGGTGATCTCTATAGGTACATCGCATACTTCGGGCGCTTCGCCTTCCAGGATGGCAAGGCGCTCCTCTATCTGCTTTTCGCGACAAATCGTTCTAGCTTCGACATCTCCAGACTCAATCAGGCATTCCGATATTGATCCGTTCAAGTGCCCTATCTCACCGTCGAATTGATCTATCTTTTTCTCGATGGTGGCAAGTCGCTCATAAACATCAGGTGCCAATAGATTTCGGATAGCATCAATGCTTTTCTTACGTTTTATCTGGCATCCTCGTGCCCGATAGCCAATTTGGTGGGTATGCCTGACGACCGTTTCCGGGGTGAGCTTTCGCAGATGCTGCCTGTCCCAACAACCCATATCACGTAATGTCACTGTTAGTTCTCCGACACAGGATACTTGGCCAATTTGCCAGGTGGATTGGTTCCCCGGTCGGACGACTTTCGCATAATCGCCTATCTTCAGTCCATCATCCACCAATCGCAGGGAGCTGGCGGGATAATAGGCCTCATATGAAGCGGAATACTCGCGCTCCTCGTCAGGCAGTTGCTGCACCTGTGTTATGCGAAAACGCCGTCCGGTATTGGTTTCGACTTCTTGCCCGATGTGGAATGGAGGGGGATTGGTCATTGCAAGACCTCCCTTTCTGGATCAAGTCCCAGCTCATCCCGATCATAGCATCCAGACAAATCGGCAGGAAAGCTTTCTCTGTGGGCTTGAACCACGCTTACCTTACGAACCATCGTAGCTTTTTTGCCCTGTGCCCATAGACCAAATCCCTTGTCATATTCTGCCAGTGAGACCTCGGATCGGATCGGTTGATCGCGATCGGACCTATAGACTTCACACCACCCGCCTTCCAGAGTTTCGCCCTTTCTCTGGAAAGTGCCCTCGCGATAGATCAGCTCTTCCCCTTTGGATAGGATGATGCCAGCCTTAAATCCTCGGTATGCTGGATTGGCTTCGGCCTTTCTCATGAACGCCTCTTTGCCTACAACCATCGAGCATTTGATTTCCCCAGATTTCTTATCTTCATAGGGAATCAAGTAGGCTTCATTACAAAACGGATTTAGGTTGCGCGCTTGACAAAGCTTCAGGAACATGAATGTATCTTTGTCGCTAGCGGCCGGGCATAGGAAATTCCTGATATCGTCGAAAGTCATTTCAGCAACTTGGATGTCCCGGACTGCCTGAGAAACGGGCCGCATTTGCCCTCCATTAGACTTTCTCGGTGTAGATGGCATAATTGTCTTATTCTCATGAGATCTGCCCGCATTGGGCTCTTGGGGCATTTCCATCAGGATCTCTCGGATGGCCGTTGATGTTGCCTGCATATCATCGATGCTCGGGGCGGTCACGTTGAGGTTTCCGGCGTCAAGCGTTACCAGGATGTCTCCTGGCATTAGGCATAATCCACCCGCGTCGTTAATCGATACTTCTTTGCCGGCCTTTGCAGCGTATGCTTTTACTGCATCTGCCACTTCTTGTTTTCTAAGTTCTCTTGCCATATCTATAACTCCTTCGCGAGCGTTGCTTGTGCTTCCTCTCGGATTTCAGCCGGGATATCAGTATCCTTCGATTTCATGGCCAACGCTTCAAATGCCTTCCCATCGAGCTTTAGACAAACACCATGCAATTTCGCATACTGGAAGGCCTTTTCAGTATCATACTCGCATCTTTTCACGATCCTGATTCCCACACCATGCGCGGGTTTCTTGTTTCCGTCTTTTGCATATGCCGCTAATGTTAGTTCCCTCAAAAAATCCTCTTCTTTCGCGACCTTAGATAATGCAGCATTTCTTGCAGCATACAGATCCTTGTATCGTTCACTCAAGCGGGCTTCTAGCGCGGTTGTTTCCGCTTTTAGGTCATCATATACTTTTCGCAGATCCCTGACATTCATGATCTGGCTTTCCAATTCTGCTTTTGAAACTTCATCCATTTGCTCATTCCTCCCTTACGATCTGATCCAATACAGCCGGGCTAATCTGGATATAGATCTTTGCCACCTCAGCCAAGGGCACCTTGTCGCATTCCAGCGCTTCGGTTTGCAGCTTGGTCAGCTCTTCACGCCAATATCTCGCGTTTCTGTTAGCAGCGTTGGATTTGCATGTCATTTCATCGAGCGCTTTCTGCAACGCATTGCATTTTTCTTGGGCAACCCGCGCATTCTCGCGCTCTTTGATCATTGAGCGCAGATATTCATCGCGTTCAGATCGCACGAAATCGAGTTGCTGGCAGGATACGCACACATCCGGGTCAATGGGCCCCACGTTCGCTGCGTGGAAGGGAACATAGTGATAATCGTTTGGGCCAAAGTCGACACGCACTATGCCGTTTCTGTATATCTCGATGATCGTTCCTTCCTGCTCTCCCTGGACGCGAACCCGCGCGCCGATTCTACATTTTTTGATGTCCATTTAATCCACCTTCGTGATCATGATCCCATGAGGATATTCTGTCAACCTCATGGCAGTCTTATCTCCTATCCCATTCTTCCGGCACCATTCGATGGGCAGGCTAACTACATAGCTGCCACCGGAAAATTGCACTTTTCGGATGTCGCTTGTTTCCATGTTATTCCTCTATATGATTGATGTAATTTATAGTATTTATAGTTATCTCATAACCAAAAAATAAACAAATTCCCGCGAGCAGGGACCTCTCAGTACTCGCGAGAGATTGCGATGAATAGGATTCGAACCTATGACCCTTTCCGTGCAACTGTTGTACTCAGTACCATGCCGCTTGATTATCATCGCATATGGGTGTGATAGCCAGGCCACCGGAAAGGAGTGCTGGAAACGGCAACCTGGCAATGGCAGCATGAGAATACAGTGAGACCCATGCGTGCCCGGAGGATATGATTCAAATGGACTATACAGCCTTCGCGACCACCTCCTCGCTCCGAATTTGGGAAATTTGATAAGTAACCCCATCCATCCGAGGCTCACCCATAAGCGGGTCCATCATGCGCCTCCACTCATCTTGCAACTCTGCAATGTCAAATGCATAGTAATCGATTCTCCAGTCATGCACTCTGGAGAAAAATGAGATCTGAACATGAATGATGCCCATATTAGGCATCTCCTTTCTTCCCGCCGCGCATGGGGCAGGCCCACCACTCACATAAAACGCATGACATGAAACCAAACTCCGCATCCCGGAGCTTGCAGCCATAGCAGATGCCGTGCTCATCATAGCAGGCATCTAGGTGATCGCCGCAAGATGAGACGGTATGAGTGGACATTTTAGGCCACTCCATGATATTCTCTGAATTCCTCATCATTCACGCGCGGGCAAACGCGCATGTATTCGCATCCTTGGCACAATTCCACATCCCAGTCTTGTCTGGTCGTGCACGGGTTTGCCGCCACGAACGCGTCTTGCAATTCTTTTCTTCTATGCTCTTGCGCTTCATCACATGCCGGATTCATCATATCACTCCTTATCTTCTAGATACCTAGTTGTTTTGGCAGCATATATAGTTTGCGCTACTAGGACAATAATAGTTTTAATCACTACCAACGCTACTAGAAAGGCTTAAATAGTAATCGCGCCTATCGCTATTCATGAGTAAGCTAACCATAAAGATACCAGATGAGCTGGATGCTCATATCGATGAGTTTCTGGTTTATAATGCGCTGGAAATCAGAGACAAGAGCCGCATTATTCTTTTCGCGATAGAAAATCTAATCGCGACAAACGAAATGCCAGTTGAATTTATATCGCGATGCAGAGACGCGAAAGATGCCATTCGCGAGAAGCAAAAGAAACGATATCAAGAGAGGATGCAATGAACACAACGGAACGCGACGAACTCCTAGCGCAAATCGCGAATCTAGGAGAGCGGGCCAGAGAAGCTGAGCACGCAGTGTCTCTACTGGCGGGAGAGGTTGATGCCATGAGAAGGAAAGTGGTGAGGGAGACGAAAGCATGAGTCAGAAGAAAGGCGCAAAGGGCAAGAATCCGGCGCAGATGCCCGCCAAAACCACCAAACAGGAACGGGAACATAATCTCACCCGGAATTGGATGAGATCAAGGAGCATGGTATGAAATTCGACGTGCAAGCCGCGCGGGCCCTGTGCGAAAAATTGTACCTTCCGTGGACATATGATTCGGAGGATTGCATATGCTCGAACAATATCGAACAGGAACTGGGGGATTGTGGTAGCATTATAGGAGAGTGGCAGGAGGTCGTCTGTGAGTTTCTCGGGGAGGGCAGATCGACCGATATCGTAAGGGGAGTCAGTTTGCTGCCCGCTGCACTGGATCGCATCGAGGAGCTGGAAGCGGCCATGGGTGAGATTCGGCCAGGCGATGAGGAGAAGTTGCAAAATCTGGTAGATGCTGTAGAACTAGGAAAAGAGTTTTGGCCGGACGATGATGAATTTGAGTCTGACATAGAATTACTGCGCCGATATCAAGCGATGGCAGCCAAAATGACGGAGGAAATACAATGAATGCCGAAGAGTTAGCTGAGATTAGAGAGGGATCGTGGGGGCGGGCGGGATCGTCCCAGGAATCGATGGTCCGAAAGCTGTTTTATCATATCGACGCCCTGACAGCACAGATTACCATCCTGAAAGCCACTCTTGTATGCGACCGAGCGGCATTGGTTACAATTAATATGCTCGATGGCATATTACCAGAAAGCCTGCCCAAATCCGATGATTGGTGCAATGTGCGAGGCCATTCGGTTGATGATCGGAAACATATGGCCGAGATCCAATTGGCTCAGGAGTATCCTGAGCTTTTCGGAGAGGATGCGCAATGAGTGGAGATTTCATTTTTCATGAATCGACCAAGGAAGAATTGCAAGCCCGAGTGTGGCAGCTAGAACGCGAATTGGCCGACACCAGGGCTTGGTATGATCAGTATACCTACCGGGCGGTGAGTGCGGCATGAATGATGACATCGTACAGAAAGCCGATGCGTTTCTGTTGCATATGGCATACGAAATGCAAGACATCTGCGATTATTGCCAGAGAGACAAGGCTGAAGAGATTGTGCCCGAATTGGTGGCAGAGATCAAACGCCTGCGATCTGAAAACGACCGAGCCGATGCTGAAATCTCCAAATGGCAGCAGACCGCGATAGACCGGACTGCCCAGATAGGATGGATGACATCTTGCCATTGTGGCCGTCTACCAGGTGAGCTGCGATGGTCGTATTGTGACTGGGAAAATCTGATATCACAATCGGTAAGGGATGGGTGGGGTATATGGGCCGCGAAAGAGCTGGATTTGCGGATCAGCCAGGGGTAGGTAGCATATGCGAATCACCTTTTTCGGATATGAAATCATATTTCGCAAAATAGATAAAACCAAGATCGAAAACCAGTACAAATCAATGGAACATGAGATACGGGTCATGAGGTTACGGACATAGGCCGCCTAGCGCCCCGAAATCAAACGATCTCCCTATTTTTAGCATAATTGCCTACAGAAAAGAAAATATGCCCATTTCAGGGCATTGGGTGCGACCTGAGCCAATCCTGGTAGGCTGGATCTGCTTCTATCAGGCCCCGGATATACCTGGACATCTCACCATGGTCCCTGGCCGCCAGGTGTTGCAAGAAGGGCAATTGGCCCTCCCTGGCGACTGAGACGTTGATGTTTTTGTGGGTGGATGGCATATCAAGCCACCTCCAACTTTCCGCCCCAGGGCATCGACCCTGGCGGGCAGATTGCGCCCCGCAGGATGGCTACGACCTTCCCGGGCGTTTGGTCCGCCTCATTCCAGTTACCGTGCCCATCACCATAGGCCGGGATGGTAATGGGAATGTCCGGCCCGTCGTTGCCATCATCCCGATATGCGGGATGGGCACACGGGAGCGCGATCTCGTCTTCCGTCATTGGGCGGTGTTCGATGATATCATTCCGCCCGCATTGCATTTGAGCGTCTGGACCTCCCAGGCAGACGCTCATTCGGGCAACTCCCGGTATGATGGCCCATGCTCGCTGGGCCATGAACTCTGGGATGTGCTCCATCGACTGAGTGAATGGAATAACGACGAATTTTAAATCGTGCATTTTATTTCCTCCATGCCATAGGGTTGGGATCATAATCTCTGTCTCCTCGGCCCGTATATCCCGCCATGCAGCGTCTCTCGCTTTTTGGCTTCCAGCCAGACGATTCTTTCAGGCTCGCTTCTAATGCAGCGATCTCCTCATCATCAGAGGGCAAAACAACATCCTTGAATTCCATCTTCCTCATCCTCATATTTCACTATTACCTACTATGCAGCCCTGCCTATATATACTTTGCGCTATTTGGTTCTGAATGGCACGGAATTATGCTATTTGGTGGGCTTTCAAGTGACCTACTGCGCGAATAGGTAGCGATTAGGTTACTTGCGACCTGCCATGTTGATCTCCTTTTATAGCCTCATGACCGATAGGTTACAAGCTGTATAGATGTTTGTCTATTTGGTAGGAGATCTTCGGTCTAGGAGCCTATGGGATGGTCTCATAGCCACCTGTCCAATCTGGCAGGAATGCTGGCGATTCGGGCTTTGGCGATGGCTACATATTTAGGTTCTTTTTCGATAAGAATATAATGCCGATTCGTGTTAATTGCTGCAACTCCAGTTGTACCCGATCCGGCACAATTGTCCAAAACGGCGTCTCCTTCATTGGTGTAGGTCTTGATGAGATATTCAAAGAGGGCAACGGGCTTTTGGGTAGGATGTGCCTTATCACGGTCGTTTGGAAAATGTAAGATGGATGTCGGATAATTATTATATGTCTGGATATATTCACCTTTCCGCGATGGTCTATTCCCCTGAGATCCGTGCGACTCATCGCGGTTTTTCTTGATAATTTTACATGGTGTCAATCCTTGAGGGAAATATTTCATCGGGTTCTTGCACAAATTCGCTGTATCTCCTTTGCTGAAAACCAATATATCTTCATGCATTTTGATAGGTGCATTTTTAGCATTGAGATGCCCGACACCATTTGATTTTATCCATATCCAGCTATACTTATACAATTCAAAGCAACTTGATATTAGTCTGGTCGTGAATGGCTGCGATGAGGTGAGAACAATCGCGCCGTTGTCGCGAATTATCCTTCGATATTCGTGCCATAGAGGTTCAAATGGTATAATTGAATCCCAACCAAGTGAGACGCCGTTTCCCTTGATTGTGCCATAAGGCAAATCGCATAGAATCATATCTATACTCTTATCTGGAATGCCGGGCATGGCCTCCAGGCAATCGTCCTCGATAATGGTATCAATCATGCTATTATCTCCGAAAAGCAATATAGGAATATCAAAGACAATGCCCATGCTGCTATCAAACCAACCAACGCCGGCGATATCTGATCAATTTCCATCGTTTTCATATCTCCTTTTTATTAGCCCCATCTTATTGTAAACCTTGTAAACCATGAGTTGTAAACCAGGTTTACAGCCTTTCCCATTGCGGCGCTGCATGTTTTTATAAGGTCGATGAGATTTTTACACTCAAATGCTGCTAATATCTTCCATATATGCATCATAGCAGCTCTTGCAAAATCGCATAACGAATTCGCCTTCTCCTATGTCATACAACGCGTTTACTGGCTTCTGGCATTCTTCGCATATTTTATCGTTATCAGGCAACAGTTTCAACCCCTTTACAACCTCGTTACAACTACCATTACCGTTATTAGGCGATGACTTCACAACCTTACAACCTATTTTCTGGGAGTATAAGGAATTATTTTTTCCACCCCCTACAATAGAAGAATTAATTTCCCCCTTACTCTCCTGAGAATTTGGTTGTATAGTATAGTTTTTGTTACTACTGTTAGTGGTTTTAATGGTTGTAAGTATGGTTGTAACCGGGTTGTAAGGAGGTTGTAGGTTATCCTGATAGTCATCTGGTAAAGAAACGAAACCTGATTTATAAAGCACCTCAAGTCCTATCACTGTAGCCTCATAGATCATCTCACCATGTTGCCCCTTGGTTCTAATCAGCAGAGGAGTATTTGCTATAATAGCATCCAGCCCCTTTGATATCGCCTGCTGACTTTTCTTCAACCTCTTGGCAATCGATGCCTGAGTAGCGCCATCTGGGTCTAGCTGCAACGTTATCACAGCTCCAACTATCGCGGTTTGTGCATTGGTCAAATGTGTCTGATGGTTCGCTTTTCGCTTGGTGAATAGTGCCACGGCTGCATCAAAGTCTTCCCTCATGGCATAAATCCAGCCGTCTTCGTCTGTTGGTCGTTGAGTGAATCGCAAAATAGCGAATGCCTCGACCAAATCCCAAAACTTGTTTTGTGTCCTATGGTCATTGATAATTTTCCAGTCTGCTTTTTCAGCGCATGGAATCAAAACCCGGAACGGTTCGTGATCCTTGATCTTTGAAATTATATATCTGGCAACTCCGGTACGCCAGTCTAATGTAAACCGAACTTTCTTTTGTGCCCTGGCTTCTCTGAGATAAGAGCTAACTATTTTAGAGTGCTCTACATCGTCGTCTACATCCAAGCTATACTGCCTATCACTGAGTTGATCATCGGCCACCGACTCCACAGATGAAAGCCACCACGCTATTCTAGCAGCCATCTCCTTTTCTACTGGATTTCGGTCTGTATCTAATGTTAGGTGCTTCTGCCTAGTCTGAAATCGGCCCATCGCCCTTTTCAGGGTATGGATTAGTTCGGGGCTCCACTCAACATCATCCGAGAAGATGATAATACCATCCTTCATAGGTAAGTAGAACGGAATCTTAGCTGTCACCGATGCATCTAGCTTCCAATCGTCGGATATTAGGTGGAATACCGCCCTGGCGCAATCCGTTTTTCCTCCGCCCCTCTCTCCGGTAATTCCCGGCTGAATGCCGGAACTAGTCAATGAGTTTGTAGATGCGATTGAAGCTAAAAGATGCTTGATTACATCAGCATCGCCCATGTGATTTTTTTGTGCCTGTTTAGTTAGAAATTTTATTATATCCCCCTGTCTTAATATATTTTCACCCGCTTTTTTAATACGCGGTTCAACCTCATCAGGAACTTCTTTTTTGCTTTCAAGCATCCTTTCTTGTGTTTGAATCTCCTTTCTAAATTTAGCCCATAATTCGGCCTCTATACCAAACTTCTCAGATATCTTATCCCATTTGCGGTTACTGACCCAAACCGGTTCGTCTGATTTTTCTATTGGCTTCCATTCTGGCGTTCCTCTTGTTTCGCAGTGCCAATTTCCGCTTTCATCGAGCAATGCATGCAAAGAGCCGACTGGTAGCGGCATTTTATACTCTCGGACATACTTCATAAAACCCGCTCCACTGAGCTTTTTTCTATCTGGTCAATGTACCCTCTTTGCCTGGCAACCCTAAGCAATTCCAGATAGCTCTCGCCTCTTAACACCCCCCTTCCTGCCTGATCACATCTAAGCAGCCCTTCTTTTATCGCGATTGCTAGTGCCGGGCCGCCACCTTTCCAGCACCTAAAACAGAACCAAGTATTTTTTGATGTGTTAATCTGAAAGTTCTGCCCTCCATTCGACCCATGAATCGGGTGAGATCCTTTTATGATTTCACCATTTCGTTTTACTTTTCCAGCAGGATATAATATATCTTCAATATTAACATATTCGAATGGGTCACGTTCCCCCGGTTGCTTGACTCTTATAACTCTTGGAGTTTCTTCTTTTTCTGATGCCAGCGCAAACTCAATTTTTCCTTCCAAGATTGCATACAAGTCTTTCCATGCCACTTGTGCAATTGGCACATCATTTTCTACCTTATAGCGGCTGCCGTTTGGGTGCAAAGACCCAGGGCCCACGGCCTGAAACCCCAAAACCTGTACCTCTCCAAGGTGCAGGGGCTTTCCATCATCGTCTTTGACTTCAGCATCATACATGATAATTTTATCACCGGCATCCGAGCAGATATAATACCTATGAAGTCCGCCGCCTCCTGTCCTAACCATGAATGTGTCGGGTAATGCGTCCGAGATGCCTAACGCCTTTAGCCTAATCTCATTGTCAGAATCTATGATGATCAGATCGCCCATGCCGGTACATGTACCCCAGTTATGGCCTTCAGCTAGATAGCCCGCCAGTTTCGGGCTATCATAACGATAATTATTTCCACCAGGCGAATTCCAATTCGTCTCAAAGGGCCGCTTACTTCCTGCCCAAATGGGTACGAACCTGAAATTATCTTGTCGGAGCTGTGGCGGAATTCGTTGGATGGCTTTTAAGATGATGGGATTTTCGACCATGTTTAGTTCTCCTCAAATCTTATCAACCGAACTCCTTCATGTTTTAGGTACTCAATTAAATCCACGTTCTGTTGATCATAGGTAACTATTACCTTCTCGAATTTTCCGTCTCCTCTTAAAATCGATTCGTAAGTTTTCAATTGCCGAAGGACCGCCCCGATGTCTTCTAGTGCTGGTTTCAGTTCTACTAAAACCTGCTTTCTGTCTCCCACCAAATGCTGTGATACTTCATAACCGTCCATGCTACCATGTGCCCTGTTGTCTATCCTATATTTGATTAATATATCTGCATATCCCACAATGAAACTTCCGGACCTGCAAATAACTTCGGTTTCATAGTCGATCTTTTCTGTTATGCTTTCATGAACCTCAATTTCTATTCCTCGTTGCTCTAGTGCATATCTAACGTTTGAAGGCAGATTCGTTTCCAGATCACACACCAGAACCGGATTTCCATTATAATCTTTGCCCATCAGGGCCTTTGCTGTTTTAGGAACGTCTTGTTTTTCAAGGACCGGCTTTTCTCCGAGGATCTTCTCAATTCCGGCTTTGCTAACTGCTTTCATCATAAGCTTATCATGTCGCGTGCCGCGTTGCTTGAAGAATTCATCATGAAATCTGCTCATGTTTTTACCTCTTCTTTTTTGGAAAGTAAAAGGTTATCAACCGCGTTATCCAACGACTTGAAGCCGCCGGTGTCTCTGATCTTATCAAGAACTTCACCGGCCTCATCTGAAATCGCTATGTTTAGGCGTCTCATGGACTTAGTATAAGTAATCTAAGTATTTAAGGTTTCCTAATAACAATTGTTATTTAATCGGACCTAAAAAAGAACCGCCTGCATCATTCAGGCACCTCGTTGGTATAATCCGGGCACATCCACCACTTGCACAAAACCGGCGCAGTCAAACACCCTTTCTTAGCGCATCGATGCTTATTTATAGCATCGCGATCTTTCTCTTCATTGGCCATTCACATCACCTACGCTCCCGCGCCATCGGGAGCATCTTCTCTTTTCGCGATACACAATTCCCCATTCTTGTTACGTCCCAAAACCAACTCTTCCCCATGCTTAATGGCATTCGGTTTTGTCCACCAGGTAGGCAGCAGAATATAGAGCGACGGCCCTAGCCTCTGTGTGTTGTGACAACTTATTTTTAGATCCATGGCAGTAGCATTGTATTCATTTTATATCAATGTTTTGGTTAATGTATAGGGAAACATTTAAATATCAATACTACCCTATAGGATGCTATGCGAAAAATGACAGACAAGATCCCAGCCCCCAAACTCTACCAGCACATGACTCAGGAAGGCAAAATCGTCTATGTGACCATACCAGAGGAAGAATGATGCATTTCGATGATTGCATCCCAGCCGGGTCGTTCCTGGCTGACGTGGCTGAAAAACTGTATGTGACACCGGTGCATGTGCAGATATATATCATCTATAGGTTGGCCAGGCCATGAAAGTTGATGAGATCATTTGTGGTGATGCGTTGGAAGAGATGAAGAAGTTTCCAGCCAATTCCTTTAATCTGATCTTGGTCGATCCACCATATTTCAAGGTAAAAGATGAATCATGGGACCACCAATGGGACACGCCCGCGCGCTTCCTAGATTGGATTGGTGAGCTATGCCGAGAGTGGCAGCGAGTCTTAAAGCCTAATGGGTCGCTGTATGTGTTTGCAAGTCCAAAGATGGCGGTTAGGGTGGAATGTAAGATAGGGGAATATTTTGAGGTACTTAATAATATTAGGTGGGTCAAAGATGCTGGCTGGCATAATAAAACCGAAAAAGAAGCATTAAGATCATATTTAGAGCCGTGGGAAGCCTGTATTTTCGCAGAGCAACACGATGATCGATATGCGGATGCAAGCAAAGCACTTCATAAAGAAGTCTATGCCCCGATTGGCCGATATATCCAACTTGAACGCGAACGAGCGGGCCTAACCAGAAATGGTATTGAAGTTGGTTTAGGGTTCGTGTCTTCCAGCGATCCGACGCGAGGAACTGCCCTATGCTATCGATGGGAAGAAGGAAGCTCTTTGCCGACAAAAGAGACATACCAGAAGCTACAAAAATTTATGAATAAGAATAATGGAAACGAATTTCTCAGAAAAGAATACGAAGATCTCAGAAAAGAATACGAAGATCTCAGAAAAGAATACGAAGAATTGCGCCGACCGTTCTCAGTTAATTCTGGTGTCCATTGCACCGATGTTTGGGACTTCCCAACCGTCCAATATTGCGAAGGAAAGCACCCCTGCCAGAAGCCTATAGAAATGCTTAGGCACATAATCACAGCTTCCAGCAATCCGGGCGATCTGGTCTTGGATTGCTTCGGTGGTTCTTGTGTGGTGGCCGACGCTTGCATTCAGCTAGGGCGGCATTATATAATAATTGAAAAAGAGCAGAAATACATAGATCAAGCCATGAGGAGAATTAGAAACGTGAATCCTGAAATTGCCAGAAAACGCATTGCCGCAATTCCCACCCACCTAGATCGGTGGTCTCAATGACATCCTGCATCAACGCCACCTACTGCGATCGCCTTGAATGCGATCCAGAAGCATGTAAGGATTATGTGCCTAAAGTGCATATTTACAAGTTAGGAGACGATAACCAATGTTTAAAGCCATCATAAAAGCCGAAACGCTCCGAGATGCCTGCGATGCAGTCTCACCGTTTGCGGATGAAGTCAAGTTGGCCCTTTCGACCAACGGTATAGAGCTAAAGATGGTTGACCCGGCCAACGTGGCGATGGTGTCCTTGTCGATCAAGGATGCTGCATTTGAGTATTTCAAAGCAGACTCCTGCGAAATCGGCATAGACCTGGTCCGCCTGCGCGATGTGCTGAGCATGGCCGATAAGGGTGATGCCATCCAGCTAGAGCTAGATGAGGAGAGCCACAAGCTCAAAATCGGTGTCGGGTCATTGTCCTACACCCTGAGCCTGATCGATCCCACCGCCATCCGCAAAGAGCCGCGCATACCCGAGCTGGATCTGCCGGCCCATGTGACGTTGCCCGGCGGCGAGTTACGCAGAGCGATAAAGGCGGCAGAAAAGGTCAGCGATCATGTAGTGTTGGGTGTGACCGAGGAAGGCTTTTACATGGAAGCCAAAGGAGACATTGACTCCCTGAAGCTAAAGATCCCCAGCACTGAGCTACTGGGCATAAAGCCAGGCGAAGCCAGAAGCCTGTTCTCCCTGGACTACCTGCTAGATATGACAAAATCGGCAGCGAAGTCTGGTGAGGCCACGTTGGAGCTTGGGGTGGACTATCCAATTGTGATGAGATTTTCCCTTGGGAAGTCTGTGGATGTGGTCTATATGACAGCTCCGAGGATAGAACAAGAATAAAGTTTAGGATGTAGGTCGATTACATCCTAATAACCTCTTGCCCTTTCGTTTTTCCGCCTTACTCAGTTTCCTAGGCTCCCATTCGCCACAATCACCGGTGTTCTGAGCCATAACCAGTTCCTTGCATGACAAGGCTCCTCGACTCCATTTGCAATGCTGGCAGCGGCCCTTGTAGGTTTCTGTCATCTTTATTCACTCCAATGGGATAATTTTGTTGGCATCGATGCTATTCGTTTTCTGGCGATTTCACAGTATCTGGCATCTTTTTCAATTCCTATAAAATGCCTTCCAGTATTCAAGGCGGCTATGGCAGTGGTACCTGAGCCAATGCACGAATCCAAAACGAGATCACCTTCATTGGTATAAGTCTTGATGAGATATTCAAAGAGGGCAACGGGCTTTTGGGTGGGATGCAGGGCGCTGTTATCATTCTGAAAATGTATTATGGAAGTGGGATAACCTTCATGTGTTTGGGTAAACTTTCCCTGTCGCGACGGCCTATTTCCAATTGTCGTATCCGTTTGGTCTCTGTTTTTGTGTCGTTTTCTGGTCGCCTTTAGTCCTTGTGGATAATAATTCATCAGACCCTGGGAACAATTTGCGATTGTTCCATGACTAAAAACAAGAACGTCCTCGTGTTTTTTTATTGGTGCATTTTTAGCATTTAAGAAATTTGTTCCATTGGTTTTGCTCCATATCCAAGAATACTTAAACATCACCGGGTTACTCATCACCAGCGCACTCGTAAATGGCTGGCTGGCCGTTAGAACTATCGCCCCGCGGTCCTTAATCAGCCTCTTATATTCCTTCCAAAGAGGCTCAAAGGGAATGGTCTGGTCCCACTTGCACGCAGTCGTCCCGTATGGGAGATCTGAAATGATCGCATCAACCGATTTATCTGGTATAGACGGCATAATTTCTAAGCAATCGCCTTCAATTATTGTATCGATCATATAGAATGTCCTCCCATGTAATCAACCAACTGCTACTATTCCCGCTCACATTTGCCCCTGGCGCATCGATGCTCATATTGTGGCTACCTATACCGGTCGCATTCCCTGCCACATACAACGACATATCGCTACCTGCCGCCAATGATAGCAGCAAAAATATGATGAGTAGCCTCATAGGTCGCCCCATATTTTGCTACTAGACCGCGCTATCTGATCCGGCTGCCCGCCCGTGCCAGAGAACTCCTTGTGCGGCCTGACTCCCATCAGCTCTACCAGCCAGTTTGCCTTCAGGTTCCCGGATGTGTCGAAAAGATCACTTGCGAAATGCCAGACATGGCCATCTTTCACCAATGGGGCCTCCATATTCCAGATGCCCGTTTCTGTCAGGCATTCGGAGATGATAGCAGGTTCTAGCGGTTGCTCCTCGTAGGCTATATTTGCGGCCCGGTATGCGGCCTTGAGCGCCTGGCATCTCGGGCAATTTTCAGTAGAATAAATTATATTAGTCATGCTATTGATCTCCCTCATAAATTGCCAATTCGCTATCAATCCATGCAATTCGTTCAGAATAGCAGTCTCTGGCTTCCTTAAGCTGCGCTATCTTCTCATGCACCGGAATCATCCGCGTGGTCTGTTTTGGCGGCAAATCTCGCCTGCTATGAATCGGATGCGTGGCCAATAGCCATTCGTGCCGTTTCTGGATTTCAAGGTCAAAATCGTTCATGCTCTCTCCCATTTGTTACAAATTTTGCCAATCGTGCTCGGGGCCACACCAAAGAGGCGACCAATCTCATAATGCGTCCAATCAAAAACTTCTGCAAGTAGCACGCAACCTGCATAACACTCCCTCGGCACGGTCACGCTGCTGGATTTTCTGCCGATGTGACGTATTTTCGGGGCATTGTTGGTCTTCATGCGGACACCTGGTAAGAATTGCCATATCGTTTTATGCGGCCTGATTTCTGCAATGCCGCCAAATGCAGCAGCACGGGTCGCTTGGTCTGGTGGCACTCCAATTCAATGTCGAATCGTGTACATCCATCATGATTGACCACATACCGCAAAATCTCATCCCGATCGCGTTTGGTATCCTCGGTGTGGCCATTGTGAGGATTTTGTGATCGGTGCTTAAGGCTATCAGGATCTCGCCAGATGTATAGCCCCCTTCCATCGGTGAGAAATTTCATGCATGCCACCTAGGATGCTTATATAACCACACCCACCACAGCGGAACCGCCGCCAGAAGCAATAAGCAAATGGTAATCATCGCGGCAACCTCTTGGTAGCCATCGCGGGCACTTTCCTGGGCGCGCACGCCGCGCAGCAGTATATCTTCCCATTCACCGCGACTCGTGCGTGCCCTAGCGGGCCCCGACCGCATGCCGCGCAGGTGGACATATCAGGCGGAAAACGAGAGGTCTCCTCTAGGATCTTTTCGCATTCCTTGATATGCAGCCATTGCTCGGATTCTTCCTCATTGAGAAGTATCCTCATCTCAATTTCTCCATGCCGCTTAATTTCTCCATCAAATCCCTGCCATCTGGCCTGATGCTGTATATCCAGCCTGCCTTAGACAGCAATCCTGCCTTTCGCATTTCCAGTAAGCAGTTCTTGCAGGTAGTTGGGTTGATTTTTAGCTTATCGGACAGCTGCGTTTGCAGGGCATCCTTTTTAGAAAGCTCTTGCAAGATGGCTATCTTCATCTCCATTTTTGACCTTCGCATGTGTATCTGTTGTGCTGCGTTCGCACTTAAAACTTACGCTTGATAAGGAAAAAATTGGATAAAAAATAAACGCCTTGTGATGTTAAATGATCCCTACCTGAAAAAAGTATCCGTTTTGAATAGTTTCGGGTGATTCCGCATAATTTAGTAGTTTCAATTCATCCAGATAACAGGTAGGATAATAACCGATTGTTGATGGGGCTATCATCGGGCGATATGCTGCTCCGATGAATGCCCCTGCCCAGTAATAAGATGCCGGGCCATGATTACAGTATGATAGACTTGGCGGACTGCCTAGCGATGCATCAATCCTGCCATCGACATAGATCCGGGCAATGCTATTATTTCGGGTCGCCACCAGGAAATGCCATGCCCCGTCGTTGATCGCGGTCGAGCCTATCAATGCGGTGCCCATGATCAGCAGTGTGGCTTTTCCGGACCGTGTTTCAAATCGATATCCGTAGTATCCGTAAGAACTAGACCCGACGTAGATACCAGACGTCGCCAGGAGAACACCGGGGTTGTCGTTGGATGTGGATTTGTACCAACACGATATGGTCAGATCTGTCACTTTGAGCGAATCAACATACGGCAGCGAGAAATAATCCGCCGTTAGATTTGTGCATTTTGCGATTTTACCTAGCGCATATGCAACTCCACCACTCGCGGTGGCATTGTTGGCCTCCACGCTGCTGTCATTGCCATTATCTTGAAAATGCCATAGACCCACGCACCCAGGCGAAGGCCAATTCCAAGTACTCATGTGCGGTACCGCCAGCTCACTGGAATCGACCAGATGAAAATATACGCATCCGCTCCCGGTGTGGTGGCGTGGCCGCTATCATAATCCAGGGTGATGCTGCTTTTTGCGGCTATAGCCGTTGTAGCATCCGATAGAAGAGAATTGCATACTACTTCAGTGCCTTCGGTCGATCCTGCCGCAATCTCTGGTTTAGTGGAAAATATAGTGCTGCCGTCATCGTTTATGTCCCATACGCCCTTGGTTGTGGTGGGGCCAGTGCCGTACATCACTTTAGCAGAAAATACATATCTGTCTTCCAGCCAAACAAATTTTCGGCCCATTGCAGATTGTGCAGCACCTGGCATCATTCCGGGGATTGTCCATATGTCCTCTCTAACGGCACACGCGCAGACTGTCATATCAGTAAATCCAGCCGATAGCGTATTTCCTACGATCGCAAACGTCACTGCATCGGCAGCATAACTGGCCGATACGACTTTCGCGACTTGCCAACCACCTAAATATTTATCCCATGATATTATAGTACCTGCCGGGAACCTCTGATCATACAGATTGGCATTCCCTGTATCGGTGATTGAAAAGGATGTGTCGGAAACCCTGGTCGGGCTACCCGGCATATCATCCCACAACAATTTTTCGCCATCGATGCCATCAATGCCGTCCACGCCTTTTTCACAGAATAGGCTCCAATAGGCGCTCGTGGTGGCAGGATATAGCGGCGGTGCGTTCCCGGTAGTATCCTGGAGAGCGTAGAATCCCCTGCCATCGGAGGATATCACCGCGTCGTTGGCCTGATATGTCGTGCCTGAATCATATGATCCTTGCCAGCTCATGGCCCCGCCAGGCGTGCCCTGTGGGCCGTATAGGCTACCTATCTCCGAGCGCAAAACATAGCGTTGCTGCATGGCAGCCTCCCTAATTTTCTTGGTAGTCGAAGAGGGCAACCGCGCCAGTGAGCACGAGAGCGAGGTTGGCCGTGCCAGCGTCAGTGACCGTGCATCTTACCGCCAGGATCTCATCTGCTGCTAGATAAGCCTGCTCACCCACCGGGATGGTGACTGTCAGGGTATGGCTACCTGCCGTTAGCCTCTCTGCCTTCGTATCGTGGTCGGTGTCATAATCAGCATCATCGTCTCCCGCCAGCACCGCCGCCGTAGCCCCGTCACCATTGGCCGGGAGAGTTGTCTTGATTATTTCAAACAGCAGTTGGTCATTAGTGGTATCCGCAGATGCTATTGTGTAGCTCACTTTCACCGATTTTAGCTTGCATCCCTTCAGGGCCGTGGTCCTAGATGGGATCTTAATCGGCATCCGGTAATAATGAGTAGCTACCGCCGCCGTGTGGGTCAATATGAGGACGTTGCTCGACTCCGATATAGTCCAAGTCCCAGAAATCGCCGTACCGCCCTGGAGGGGAACAATAATCTGTCCATCGGTCTTGTCATTTACTGCCAGCTCGGGCGTTGTTATTTTTCCGTCCGACATATCAATCGATGCCCGGAGAGCCGTGCCGTCGTTGTCATAGAACTCCAAAATGCCAGCATTCAGCCTGATAGATACATCATTATCGCTGCCATCGATTAGACGATAGTAGGGAATGGTGTCATCGGCCTTGAAATACTGAGACTCATAAGTTCCTGTCACTACCTGGAGGGCCTTCCAGACGGCAGCGCCACCTTCAGTTCCTGGCTCATTCGCAACTGACGCCAGGTGCCCGACCGTACAAATGTATGACCCCGAATCCTGGCAGAGATCACCCGCCACATAGCTCTCTCCTGATAGCCACGCGCCACGATCTACGATTATGATGCCTTCTCCTCTCAAAATATATTTAGTATCCATATATAAACCTCAATACCAGTATCGGTTGTTCCAGCAAGCTTGTGAGAATCGAGTTCTGCCATTGTTTGAACTTTCTATCCGAATTTTGAAAGTTTCGTCAGGATCGGACCACGGGATTTTTGAGGGCGCTATGTAGCGGTTGACTACGCCCTTGATCCGGGAAAGCAGAATGTACGGACGCTGCCATACACTCGCTGATGCTGTGGTGCCTGCCAAAATACCATCCCATGAGCAATCTAGCTCCACGATGCCAGTTGGGCCCGCGACTTGTGCCCATGTCCCATCATATTTCCAGACTGTTCCAACAGAGTTGCTGACATAGCAAACCCCACCCGCAGCAGCTATCCCCATCGCACCGCTTCCTCCCAGACCAGTCCAAGAGGTACCGCTCCATCCAGGCATGAAATAGGGTACATCATCCAGCCCCACTATGTATGCGCCAACCGAATTTATCACTATTCGTTTGGCCGAATGCGAATGGTCTGCCCACGTTCCTCCGCTGTTTTGGGTGCTATAAACGTTATCATCTGCCCCGATAACGAATATATATATATTGGATATAGCCGCAATATCGTTAATTCCAGGCGTGGCGATTGATGTCCAATTGTCGCCGCCTGTCCACACTTCGATGCCATCGGCAGACATCGCCACCACCGATCCATCCAACCCCACGGACACTTTAAGCAAATTTTTAGAATTGGATTCTAATATCCATCCACCGGTGGCAGTCCAACTCCATAGGTGCCCGAGATCTGATATTGCATATAGTGATCCATCTGCCGCCACTGCAATGTCCTGGCAATTTCCGAACGTGGGCCCGGCAAACGGCTCAAATGGGTCAGCATCCGCCTTGATCCCTATCGCGACAAGTCCCTTTCCTTCCATATCTGGAATAGGTATAATCTGTGATCCCACCACGAGATCATCATGCGCCACTTCGGACATATCCGATAGATCGATCTCCTCTGCGACCTGTACCGCTCCACCCGTCCCGCCGATCGACTCTATATCGAGTTGCAGCGACACCGCCCCAGCATCACCGGACACCGGGAGAGGACCGTAAAACGGCACCATCAGGTAATCGCCGTTACTCAGACATAGGCGATTGGCTGACCAGGCACCGCCCGATGTCAGGCCATGCAAATCAACCGAGATCTCTGATAGTGGCTTCCCAAAATCCTGATCATAAGTATGCCGGGCCTCTCCTCGCCAACCTAACTCAAAAAGATCAGCTCTCAGCAGCTTGTCACATAGTGCGAGCTCCCGGTCTCTTTTTGTGGTAGAACTCTCGGTTGTAATTCGTACAGAAAGATCCTCGACGTAGCCCCCGGCATAATCCCCGCTACACTGCATGTAGCTGATTGGCGAACGCTCATGGCCATTATTCGTCAGAAGCGCTGAAACCGACGGCAACGGCTCCCACCAAAGAAAATCTATGCCCTGATCCGGCCCACATAACCAGGCCTCCCGGCAGACTATTTCAGCTACCGCTTCATAAAAATTTTGTCCAGTACCCCATTTACGAGGACCGACGAGAGACGCATGTGCAGACGCCACATATCCACTTCTTTCAGCATCGAACGGATAAAATTCAGCATCTACCGGCAGGGTGTTACATGTCCGGAAGAATATCTCTATCTCATCCCTGTCCTTGCTTCGGGCTTTGACCTTATATCGCTTGGGCTGCCTGCCCTTGGATCGGACATCTGCATAGTTGCGGCCCGCGACAGGGATTTCTTCGACAGCCGCCGCGCCACCTGACAGATCGACGCCCTCTTTGTAGACTATAGAAGAAAAATCGTAATCATATATTGCACAGTATCCGTCTGTATATGTGGCCATATATTTAGCTCCTTTTGACCGTTCTCAATAGCGATTTCCAGTCAGAATATCTTACCGACTGCTTGCAGATCGCATCTGCCGATTCTCCAAGTAGCGTCCGCTTCCAGCATCGAATTGTAGTGGATACGTCAAAAGTAGGATGCGCTGCACAATTCGCCCCTGCCCATTCACCATTTTTCATGATCCAGATGCCAATAGTCGTGGCTGATCCATAATTTACGTACCGGGTAATGTCAAGGTTCTGGATTGAATCATTCAACAGATAGTGCTTCGGTTGCATCAGGAAATTGCTGCCACCGCCGACCTGGATGAGAACCATACAAGAAACTGGGGATTGATCGGTAGTAATTGAAATATCCATCGTTACCCTATGGCTCCAATCGTCTTCTTTGACCGCTGCCGGAACGGTGACATTCACAGATCCGCCGCCGCACCAGCCATGAGTATAGTCTCCTAGCTGAAGATCTTCGCCGCTATTGGTGATGGCTTTGCCATATTCGGTTAGGTACTCATTGTAATATGTTCTGTTCAAAGAACTTTTAGAATTGAATGCATCAACCAGATCGTTCTCCCGTCCGCCGATCTCCATTTCATATTTTCCCTTGCTGTCGATATTGGCGCTGGCCACATACAAAGCTCTCTCAGCTTCGCCTTTCAGTCTCAATCTCACTACATCGTAGCATTTTGGATAGTGACCCCAATCCGGAGTCGGAACGATATTAAACGATTCATCCTCCAATCGCAAGGCATACTCAGCATCTATGTAGGGTTTTAGGTTCCCAAGGGCATCCAAATAGCCTTCGTCAGCATCCATAGAATCTTCAACCCATATGCCCTTCCAAGTATGGTCAGACGGAGTATAGACGTGCTGAGAATCCCGATCACCTACCCCCTTCCCGAACAGAGCATGTACTAGCTGATCACTATTATAAGATTGTGTAATTTCATCTATGTTCTCCTCTGGGAGGATGAACTCTGATCCGGTGGGGTCATTCAAAACATCCAGATAGGTGCAGTCAGCAGCCCGTCGGAACCTGGGATTGAGTCCATAGAACTCCGCTAAATCTATCAGAGTGTCTAAGATGCGATCATAATTGAGCTGAAGGTTCCCGGTGAGGAGAGTGTCATCGAGGTCTATATCCCCCATCCGCACGCCTGTATCATAGCAGTTTTCGGCCAGCATCGTTATTTTGGGTCCGAAATTGTGATTTAATGTATCATCAATCCCGCCGTCATCGAGCCTGACCCACAGATCATTAGCATCCGACCAGCAAGAAATCTCGGTCGCCTGAAGCTCTGCGAAGCTATCTACTCTAGGCAGTAATACGCCCTCTGCATAGATATTGGCGTTTCCGATCCTGCTATTCAGGCCTAATCCGGCCAGCGCATAGATCCAGTCTGACCCGTATGCCCACCAATCGTAGTGGATTGTGCCAGACGTTAGCACATTCCCGTTAAACGGTATCATGGAATTTGCCATCGCGAGTAGACCAACGCTACCAGTAACTCCATAGCTATCGGCTACCTGAGACGGCATATCAGACTCAAAAGCGTGACCTAGATAGCGAGCAGATGCCTGGTAGGCATATCTCCCGGTGTACCGTTTTAGCAGCAGATCCTCCTCGCCTTTGCATTGTAGTTCTCTGGTGCCGATATTCTTGATCCGAGGCTTTGCGACATATCCCCGGAACAGAACCCTCCGATCCTCTTTTGCGATCACATGAGCATATCGTCTGATAGGGACGTGGCGACTGCATTGGATATTGAAGTCTGCCGCCCGGTGAGCATCCTTGTACTCCTTTAGGCTCCATGAATCCGCCTCTATCTCAATGGGATCGGCATCAGCATTGGTGATCAGGATTTCCATTATCTCACTCCACTAAGGAAACCTCTCCGGTGGGATCGCGTTGCTTTTTTATCAGATGCGGTTGTAGCGATCGCTTCTATTTTCGCATCCTCCGGAATAAATGTACATCCTCGGAAAATTACATCACCCGATATTAGATTCCTGATATCATCTTCAGTGACACCGGGCCGGAACGTTGCGCCTTCGACGGTCGAGATAGATTTATCTAGTATTTTTGCCATTGGATGCCCTCATGAAAATTGTGATTATTGCTCTGCTCCTGATATCGATGTGCTCGGGATTTGACCTACCAGCTTGCCATGACTACCAGAAAATTGAAGAAGTCCAGAGCCTTGTTGATCGATACCATTTTCGCTATGCGTGGCAGAACGACACTTTTGATTGTGCTGACATGGCCGCCGCCAACTGGCGTTTTTTGAAATCAGAAGGCTATGATCCACTGATAGCCATTTGTGATTATCCTGGCGGTGGCGGACATTGCTATGTGATTTTTCCTCTATCCGATGGATGGGCAGGGCTTGACACCCGAACGGCTCTCCTCCAGGGACGGAGCCTGAACGATAGCCTTGGGCAGGTGGTTACTGATCTGCCAGGGTATCGTCTGCTCAAGACCGACCAGGATCTCTATGAGTACGATCCTCGCGGCCAGCCAAAAATAACCGGTGAAGTCATAGCTAGAAACCCTTCGCTGCCTCCGTTATTTCTTTGATCAGTTGTTGGTGATCCTTCTCCAGCAGCGCAGATACCTCGTCTGCGCTTAGACCAGCTCCATTGATAATAGGCGAATAATTCACGGTGATATTTTTTGCAGATCCTCCGCCTCCGCCAGCCATGTTCATGACGGCCTGGGTGAGGTGAGGCGGCAGGATCATCTCGGTCCCAGCTTCTCCGACTATTGCCAGCTCAGGATGATCGATCAGCCCGCCCCTTGCCCGGAATATCGCGGGAAGCTGGTATGATCCACTTCCGCCACTGGCTGAGAAACTTCCGTTAGAATATGATCCCGTGGTTCTCAGGATATTGCTCGCCTGAGCACCTATTCCCGTTAGCGATGCCCCGCCACCTATCCAAGAGCCACCGCCGTTGATCGAAGTACCGCCCCAATAATCGCCTCCGCCTCGGTTGGCAAGGCCGATAATATTACTTCCGGATGTTGCATAATATTGGCTGCTGCCACCCCCCAACGACACCAACGCGCCGGATAATGATGTTCCCAGCGATGATAGCCCGGTGACCGTCTGCGATGTACTGGTAGCGATTTGTTGCGTGTTGCTCGTGGTTTTCTCGGACTCTCGGAGCTGTTGTTGGTACTGTTCTTGCTTTGCTGCCAATTCGGGCGTAAGAGCCTGAGCCACGACGCCACCCCAACCATCCTCCTCTACCGATCGGTAGGCCGGAGAATTCTTTGTTAAGCCTAGATAGAACGGATCGGTGGTCTTCAAGCTTGGGTCGGGAGCGTTGAATGGCAGGCCTTCGCAGGTGTCGGTTCTGGGATCGTAAGATACAATGTAGCCATTCACCGATTTTCCGACAACGAGAGCCCCATTATCACTTACTGAAATACTGGAAGACGCAGATCTGGCCGATGTTCCGGAAGCTCCGGCGAAATTCTGGCCGCTTGCTTCTGCAAATGCTACCGGGTTTCCATTGGCGTCGTAAACGGTAACATAATTTGAAGACGGTACGCTGCCTGGTGGTGTGAATTTCAGGCTCGGGTCTGGCTGAGCGAATGCTACGCAAGTTCCGGTGTTGTCGTACAGTGCGTTCCAGGCATCTGCTTCGGGTGTGTGCTGCGTAGCGGGATAGAACCCGGTGGTCTGAGCACCTGTTAAACTTTTTTCAGGAATTACATATTCGGTCCCGGCCTCACCGATCAGAGCCAAGCCGCCTTTTGTGACTTTTCCGCCTTCTGCTAACGCCGGGATATTAAACCCAAGTTTTCCAGACAGTAAACCACCAAAATCGCTCGTGGTGGCTGGCTGTGCATTGTTGAATCCTGAAAAAATGGTATTTGCAGATAATGTATAGCTCCCGCCATATGCGGTATTCTGCTTAGTGTCGTATATTCTGGATTGTACCCACTGATTAGCTGCGCTAGATAATTGACCAGCCGAACTATTAAAGCTAATCGCGGCAGATCTCGCAGAAGCGGCAACTTCTAGAAACGCAGGGCTAAGGATTTTCGCGGCATTATCAGTAATAATAAATGTCCCGCCAAGTGCCTTGCCATTATCATCCAATACGGCCAAATTTCCATTTGTGATTTTTACCTGATCTGCAAATTCGGTCTGTAATGTTTGGAGTAGTTGATAATACCATTTCTGATTTATCAGTTCTGGATTCAATTCTTCCAGTGCAACTTTGTAATCCCATGCAGCCGATAAAGCACCAACGTCGCCGCTAGTTGCGGCTTCTGTCATCAGTGTTAGCCAGTTTAATGCATCCGTGCCTTGGTTATTAAGTTCCCATTTCTGGCGTACGCGTTGCTCTTCTTCGAGAGGGATTTGTTTTGTTATAGCAAATATTTTTTCAAACAGATCTTTTTTCCCGGTTAACCATAGCGCAAAGTTGGCCTCGACTTTTCCCATATCAAGCGTTAGCGGTATTCCTGCTGCGGTTTTTACTAGATCTTCCCTGATCTTATCGAGTCCTTTAGCATCAAATTCTACAGGCGACTCTATACGCAGTGCATCTAATTGCTTAATATATTCGGTTAGCTGATCCTTTTCTGTAAACTCAACGACACCATCAGACAATATACCCGCAAGTGCGCTGCTCATCTCAGATTTTACGCCACGCATATATTTCGGCATATCCAAGAATGCAGGCTTAACTGCATCGATCATACCGTTTTCAAGTTCTTTCAAACCCACATCTGTGCTTGAATATAACGATTTGACGACTTCGCCCGCATCATTTACGATCTTTAGATATCCGCCCTGGTCGGTTTTTATTTTGGACTGGATGACAGAATAATTTTGTAAAAGTGCGTGTTCGGTTTCGTCCAAAAGGCGGTCTTTGTAAGCATATAAATAAGCGGGGCCATTCGCATTCGATTGTTGCGAAGACATAAACTGCATTGTCTGAAGGCTATATCCTCCACTACTATGCGATTTGATATAGGCATCATTGGATTTTGCGAATTCCTCACCCGCGGATTTTGCAGCATCTTTCAGATCGCTTTCGACCTTATCCTTGGCCGCCTCGCTTCCAGCTTCCATGCCATCGGTGGTGCCGTCTTTGACCGCATCCTGTATTTTTGGAGTTAGTATCTCATCCGCTCTGTCACTTACTTCTCCAAAAGCGTTGCTTAGGGATTCTACGACATCACCTAACCCGAGTGCCCCCGCTATATCGGATATACCACTCACAAGTGACCTTGATACCAGATCGCCAAATTGACTCGCTATATCTGATAATGCACTTATCACGGTTGGTATGGCCGAAGACAGTCCCGATGAAATTTTTGACCCGATATCGGATATTTTGCTGATCATATCCCCGATCAGTTGATTGGCATCCCCAAACGCTTTGCTTATGCCGGTGACTTCTCCGAACGCCTGAAGATATGCCGATGCGGTTTGCAATGCGTCTATTATGGTTTCAACCACTTCGGAAACTGCTTGGAATCCCGCGACCACGCCAGAACCAATCAAGCTTACAATTGCGCTTATCAACCCAAGCGCAACTGAGAATGGTGTTGTAAGCGCGTTGAGCAGAGATCCCAACGCATTCCCACCTAGCGCACTATTAAGCGCCGTTCCGATCCTGCTCAATGATCCCACTATCGTACTTATTACGGTTGTAAACGTGCTTCCGATCGTACCGGCAATTTCGCTCAATTTGCCAAATGCGCTTGTGCTCGTTATTGCGCCGCCGATGGCCTGACCGAATTGAGTGGCCCCCGTAACGATCCCAGTAAATCCGTTGGTTATTGCTGTAAGGCTTGGAAGTAGAAGATTTCCTATGCTAATTTGCATTTCTTCAATAGCAGAGGACAATTGTGCCTGAGCCCCGCCTAGGTTGGCGTTCATCTGCTTGTTCATTTCGCCAGCAGCACCGCCGCAATTTTCCAGATCGGCTGCGAACTTGTTTATGTCCCCGGAATTTGCGACTAATGCTTGAGCAGCCGATTGGTTTTGTATTCCAAAAATGGCCAATGCTTGGGCGGAGTTCATATGTTTTTCTGCCAGCAGCCCCCATATCTCGGCTTGGGAATGTAGAGTTGGATTGAGCTGATCGGCAGTAATGCCCATCTCTTTTAGCGCATTGGTCTGGTTCTGAGTAGCGGTGGTTCCCGATGCCTGAGTCAATACACCGAGCATGGCGTTGTATTTCGTCCCCGCCTCCGAAGCCTTGAGGCCGTTATTTGCCATGACTTCCAACACGCTCACCGTGTCTTTCATACTAATACCGGCACCGTGTGCAGTTCCGCCTACACCTGCCAACGCTTCGCCCATCTGAGCAACGCCGGTGTTTGATTTTTTGGCGGCAGTTGCTAGAAGGTCCGTGACATTGGTCGCGTCGCTGGCTTTTAGCCCAAAAACCGCGATATCAGTGGTCAGCAATTCGGCTGATCGTGCTAAATCCATTCCACCCGCGCCGGCAAGGTTCAGAGTAGAACCAAGCGCCGAAATGGTTTCATCGGTGGTGTAGCCAGCCGACGCCAGGAAATACAAGCCGTCTGCTGCCTGTGATGCCGAATATGTGGTGGTAGCGCCTGCCTCTCTTGCTGCATTGGATAGCTTATCAAATTCCGCTTGCCCGCCGCCTAAGACAGAAGATACTTTAGACATCGACGATTGGAAGCCAGACGCAACACCAACCGAAGAGGCTGCTAAGCCGATAACAGCTGCACCCGCCACGCCCGCCGCTATCCCCACGGGGCCAAGCGCGCTTGCGACAGAACCAGCTACATTTCCCAGCATCCCAAACTGGCTTGTCATGCCGTTTGTAAAATTTTGGCCTACTGTTTCGCCAATTTTTGCAAAATTTCCCGCTCCAGATGTAAGTTCTTTTTGCAATCCACCCAAGATTGTGTTTCCAGAACCGCCCGCTATGGTAGGAGAGATTACCGGCGCTTTGATGCCGTTTAACATGTTCTGCAAATTTTGGAGGCCCTGCTGAATGGCAGAGCCATTGTAAGTTCCTATCAATTCAAACGCAGATATAATAATCACTCCCTAATCAGGTGGCTTAAGTCCTTTGGCGGCAGATTCGATAGCAGCCTCTTCTTCGCTCATCGGTTGACGGCCAAAAAGTTCGTCAAATGTCGCTGGCGGGTCACTAAACATATTGCCAACCGCGAGCGAAATATTCCAGGCGGCTATTTTGGATAGCTCAACTTTATCGAAAAACTTGTTTTTGCGCTGGATTAACAAAGCTAAAATTTCGTTGTATGTGGTGTCCCAGTATTCAGCGGGCGAAAGCCCTAGTCGGATGACTCCGAGTCGGTAGGCTCTGGCGTTAAAGTCAAGTTCCGTGTCTTCTCCTCGACTTCTGCCATCTGCTTTTCCAGCTTCGCTTCCGCTTCCTTCTTCCTGATCTTTTCCAGTGACTTCAAGTTCTCTAAGCTCTTCTTCCAGAAGGCCAGAGAAGAAGGGTCGTAGGCCATCCTGCAAGCTTCCTGGATTGCGATGCCTAGATCATCCAGGGTTGTACCTCTGTCGGTGTATGCATCAATAAGATCATTGGCTTGATCCTCGGAGAGGGCTTCTTCGTGTGACAATGCCGCCATGACGGCGAATGTCTGGATTTTTGACCTACCCCAATACATTGTAATTATCTGTAGGATGTTAAAGTTTGCATCCTTTCTCATACCGAGTTCAACCAACGCCAGATCTTCAAATATGCTCCGGGCCCTGGCGGTGAATCTAAGTGTTCTGATTTTGTCCATGTTGGCGGTTACGCCTTGTCGAACAGTTTTTGCCATTGAGTATCAACTCCTGTATTGAAAATTCCTGATCAGGTGGCCTTTCCAGGTCGTCAGGATTCGACTTTTCGGGAATGACCCTATGAAAGGCCGGATGCGAAGAAAATATATGCCTTAAATCAATTCTAAATCAGCCGCGAATAAAATTATCCGGCATGATCATAGAGTTTGCCTATCGCTTTCCAAGAAATTGTCTTGCCCACAAGCTCTTTGAGGCTGGTTTTCAGGCTGACCTTCTCCAGGGTAATTACTCCCGATGTCCTAATCAGGCTCACGCCGGAGTCCCAGTAGAACTCTGCGATCAACTCCACCGAGAACCTATCGAATGCAGCGGGCGCAACACCACCCGACATGTGGGTATGGGACAGTTCCCCGAAAATTCCCGAACCATCCTGACCCGCCGCGATCTTGACACCGATTAGAGCCATCGCAGCCTCATCGGCTTGCAAAGCATCTCTGACATCTCGTGCGGTGCTGGATGCGTCTCCTGCGCCGTCGGTGGCGCTATTAATCGTTATGTCTGACCCGGTAACATCGATCGACAGGGACGTGCCGCTTCCGGACACAACGCATTCGATTGATGCAGTTGATACACCGTCATGCGATGGGCCATCACCAATAACTTTCGACGTGAAAGTTAGGTCTTTGTTGCTGCCGTTGGATGTGGTCAGCGAGGCATTAACGGTCGTATAAAACCCGTCTGCGCTGCCCGATGCACTATAAGCAGTGGCCTCATATGCTTCACCATCATCCTCCATACAACCACACTCTACCAGGTTCATGTTTTCGTCTACATTGAACCCTCTGAAGCCCGCCACCTGATCGGAGACGAAGTAGTAATGGTCTGCCGTGACATCGCCCGATGCCTCTTCGGATAGCAGAACCGCGCCGGCTGCATAATCTATCTCGACTGGTGTCACTTCGGTTACACCATCATAGATAGTTATGTCATTCGCTTTGTCCCAGAAGTAATAGGTGGAGCTATCCACCTGATACCATAAGGTAGATCCCACCTGAGACATTGCGGTAGCTGAAGCGGATTGCGAGGCCGCGGTGGTCTGCATGTAGAGGGCGGCTAACTTTCCTGCTATTTTAGCCATGTACCCCCCTACAGGTTGGTAGCATCAGTCAGAGCGCCGGAGAACTTGCCGGATGCGGAAAACGTGACCATATCCTTCTTTGCGGCTTTCCGGCTGAACTTGTCGAGCGTGAAGGTGCCGGTGACACCGATGGCGGTCCCGCTTGCTTTGGTGCCGCTCAAAATCCAGGTGCATGATATGGCAGTCCCTGCCCGGACCTTCGTGACAAGGCCGGTTATGGCACCATCAGCCGCGTCGTAGAATCCATCGAAGCTGATATCCCCACTTGCCATTGTGGCAGTATATTCCTCGCCGGTGCTATCCAGAGTTCCTGTTTCGATCAGGTTCATGTTATCGTTTAGGGTAATCTGGCTGATCTTGATCTGGCTAGACCCATCATACAGTTTACCATCAGTTCCCTTGAGTTTTGTCATTTAAGTACCTCGATTTTGCAAAATCTTTGTCTCAGCTATCGCATCACAGACGACTTATTCCCAAAATTTGAACGATACTGTCAGTACATCCCGCCACTGAGACAATGCAGGATCGTACAGACTATGCCGCATAACACCGAAATCTAATAGATAGATGCTTGCCCCGTCCCAGGTGATATTAATGTCATCAAGCAAAAAATCTTTGACCAGATTGGAAACTTGACGACAATAAGCCTTGCTGTTCTTGGAAATGATGCTTATGTCAACCTGGGCATCAGAAGCGGTTTCCTCGTTGCCCATCTCATGATGCGATTCGGACATCAACTCCGAGACAATAATGCAGGTTTTGTTTGGATATGCAAGCATGGCATCTTCGTTTGTCGATGGATCGCCGGGTGCTACTTGGCCGTCCACTAGTGAATTGATAGAATTGTCTTCCAAGATAACATGTGCTAACACCGGCAGAATATCAATCATCCGTACACTTCCTTTGCGATGCCCGAAGCCCGAAGCTTCATGACTTCGGCACCGGGCCTGATATGTGGCCTGCCCCGTTTGGGGTCTAGCTCCTGAACTGCCCCGTATTCCATGCCGTTCGCAAGCTTGATCTCATATATACTGTCGTCTAATTTCGTGACTTCGCTCGCGGTGTCGATGCTGTTATCCAGGTTGCCGGTGTCTTTTCGGACCAACTGATGTGCATAGTTTTTACCCTCAACCATGATACGGTTAGCGATAATCTCATCTTTCTCATCATATTCTCGTTTCAGCCGCTCGATTTCGGCATTGACGTCGGCCATTTGGACTTTGAAGGAAATTGTCATCAGAAATTGAACGTTTGACTTCCACGGCAATTGATGGACGTTTCTCCAGGGTACATTTCTCCATTGCTGTATGGCTTGTCTATTGGCACCGTTTCTCCGATCAGAGCCATGTGAGACGGCCTGGTGCGCTTGTCACCAATCTCGCTGCGCGTCTTGGTCTTAGCTCCATAATCCCGCGCGTGTGCTGTCGCACCGTAGTTACTTGCCCGGTGGCGTTCGGTTCTGATTATGGTAGCCGTACGGTGCCTGCCAGTGTCTAGGATGCTCTGTAGATGAGGCTGTTTCGCGATGTCTTTGGCAAGCGGCCGTTCGTTCCGGGCTGAATTTGCCCACATGAACCTGACCAATTTCTGCTGATCGGTACTGCTCATGCCTTTGATAAATTCGCCGCCGTGCTCTTTGATGTACTTATCAGCATAATATTTTGTAGAATGTCCAACCGGGCCATGTGCGGCCTCGTATCGCTTAATCGGCTCGCGGTATTCCTGTCGGTTGACTGTGATTGCGGATGATATAGCCGCGCCAATGAGAACTCCCTTGATGATCCCCCAAACGCGGGAATTTTTCTCTACTGACTCTTTCTTATACTCGCGATATTCTGGCTGTATGATAACTTCCTGGTAGGTTTCGAGTGGGTCATAAGGGCCTTCCATCTCGAAGAAGTCCACCGAATCCAGGACATCTATAATCCGGGGGCCGAAAGACTGCAATTCGCTGTGAATATCTTGCTCAGAATGCATGTAACCTCACTAGTGCCTCATAGACAGCACTTCGCTGCATGGATGACATAATTGTAGGCATGGAAGGTTTTATGGGCCGCAAATGGCCTGTTAGGATGTGGGGATAAGTATATATGCTAGTACATCATAGTGTATGCTATGACAACAGTCGAAGCATTCAAGGAATTGATGGAAAAGTACAATGAGAACCGCGCTGTATGGGTGGGAAAGTTTGGATCTGATAACGGATTCGACGCTTGGTTTACAACACAGGTGGCTTAAAATGCCATCTCGTTATCCAATTAAGATGTCCTTTCAGGTATCTTTGAAAATGCAAGTTGATCTAAGCGACTTACCAGAAATCAACGTCGCTGCTGTTTGTCGAAAAGCGTTGCAGGCGGAAATCGACCTGCATAAAGGAGATGAGAAGCAATGCTCCAAGTAGATATTTCAGAAGTACTGCAAATTCTGTTAGAAAATGCAAATAAATTAAAATCTCTGACACTTGATTCACATAGTCCAATTGCCAGTGCGTTTCATAGTGTGTCTCCCGATATCGAGGAATCGATATCACCAACCGGCGAAAAGTCGTTTGTCATGAGATGGGGTTATATAGACCCGGAAGAACATGAGAAATTCGTGCGATGGCTAAAAGGAGATGAGAAGCAATGAGTTTCATAGAATCCGATTGCTCTGATTATTCAGAGTATGAAGAGATGCCAATATATCCAAAAATTTATCATGATGTGGCTATCCACTATCCATGCTCAACTGAAGACCTCTTCCGCGCGGTGCCGTTTGCGCCCGAAGAAATCATAGTTCAAGCCGCATCAATGTTAGGTCAAGGAATGTTATGGTGGCAAGTCGCCACTGTATTCAGGGGGAAATATGGGGTGATCTGACATGAATCAATTCCTAATCGATGGCATCCTATGCCGCGCCGTCTATCGCGATGTAGGGACAGAGCACGGGGAGCGCGGCGGTTGCTATCCATTGCCGAAAGGAGAGGTTACAGAATGTCAGGATTGCCAGCATAGAAAGGCTTGCCCGGTGGATGGTGAGGAGTAATGGGAAGAAAACTTAAGCGGGTGCCAATGAACTTTGATGCACCTCTAAACGAAATATGGAAAGGCTACATCATACCTAAAGAGATGCTAAAGACTTTTCCAGTAACAAGCTGTGAGGATTGCACCGCCCGACATGGAACCGATGAAGATTTCTGTCACGAAGAGGCCACGCCATATTGCATTTACTATAATCCAGTATATCGTGATCAGTGGCATCACGAACCGCCAACCGGTGAAGGCTTCCAGTTATGGGAAACCACTTCGGAAGGCAGCCCGGTTAGCCCGGTATTTACGTCGGCTGAGGAATTGGCCGATTGGTGCACCATTCACGCGACCACGTTCGCCTCATGCAAGGCAACTAAAGAACAATGGTTGAAGATGTTCGGGAAAGGCTGCATTTATCATAAGCAGGGAAACGCGGTGTTTATATGAAACTGAAATCTCGCACAACCTGATAAGGGGCCCGGGATGGACTAGCCCAATTCGACATCCATGCCCATAATCATGCTTATTCCCCTCTTATTTTGTACCTTGCTCGCCAAAAGGCGGTCATCATGAATTATCGCGATCAGTTGCCAGTATGCACTATCGACATTTAGCCTTCCAGATCTGCCATTTCTTCTCATTACAGATCCTGATCAGATTATCGATTTCATATTCTGTCCACGATGGGTCATTTAACGCATCTCGGAAATCAAAATCTTCTGGACGGATGTCATCACCTCATGCGGTCATAAATGTGGTATTATTTCCGGCAAAAATTCGCGGCCAATAGTCGTCAGATAAAAACAAACCGTGATCAGATAACCCAAACGCATCAGATATCATGTGACTAACGGAGTGTGATGCTTGCGGGAGTTGATTAGGAAACACCATAGGTTGCTGGCAAGCCGCGGCGCATTCGGGCGGATCTTCGGCATTCACATGCGCGCATAATACGGTTGTGAGGATAATAACTTTTAAGATAAATGCAGTTAGTTTTTTGTACTCAAAATATGCGTATGCGACCGCCAATAACAAGCAAACTATCAAAAACGTGAATATAAAAATCAATATATCCATAGTATCACTTTACCGTGTACTGCAAGTCCACGACTCGGCCAACCAGCACCATTATCGCAATCAACGCCTGAAATGCAAAAATCCCAGCAGCCGCCCTACCGTACCACGTCATTAGAAAGTCGGTCTTTTTGAAATATGATCGGTTTTCCTTTTTCTGATGGTCGCATTCGATATTACAACGTTCCATTTTAGATTTCAAGGCCAACAATTCGCTTGCGATCCATGAACGGTTTTCTTTATAGTCCTCGAAATTTTGAGCGTTTTTCGTAAATGCGACTTCTAGGCGGTTAATAGCCGCCAATATCTCCGTATACCGTTGATCATCGTCCATGCGACCTCAAAATGGCACAGCGTTCTGATATGGCCCGCTCAGTATCGGTGTCTGCGATGCTACTGACATTGTTGCATTTTTCGCGGCATTGAAGACCACGATGGCTGGATTGAATGTGTAATTCCGCAATGCCCAACAGAGATACAAACTGAATATGCTATATGGTTGCCCATCCGAATAACCCCATGAAGAAGTCTCGTATGCCTGGCAAGCTTGCCAGTACCTGTAGTATGCGGGCCTCGTGCCCGATCCCACCCCGATACGTGGCACCGCCGCCGCTAGTGGTGCTACCTGGTTAGCCGTGCCAGAATAGCAGAAGTCATCTACCAGGTCGCCTACCGTGCCGGGCGGCGGGATTGCAAGATAAGTAGCCATTTCGTCATCTACTAGTAATCCCAGATCGCTACATGCGAAGCACTCATCGTAGCCGTCCAGCTCATCGCCGTTCTGGTCTATCAGTCGGTGTCCATGACTCACCCGGATTATTGCCCAACGATCGCCCTTGACCAAGCCTTGCATGAAGGCACGGAGAACGGCTCTGACGGATGCCAATGTGGTTTCCGCTGGAGTTGATGCTGCCACAATCGATGTGAACCCTCTCGCGGCCAATGTGGCCTGCCATAGGGATACGTTGTTGTCGTGCGGTGGCAGGTAGTTCGGCGGCTCGAATTGCGGGGCTATGATAAGTGCTTTTTTCATGTTTCCTCTATGCGGATGTTTGTCCTCTGGTTGGGAACCAGAACGCCGCGATCATGCCCAGCACGGTAATAAGCGCGGTCGCAATCGAGGCCGCGATGGGCGCATCTGTGACCATAGCAACGGCCAATAGCAATCCTACCAGCCCCATGAATGCCAATGTTATCCAGAAGCCTTCCCCGAATTTAGACAAATCAATTGCCACCTACACCACTTCCTCCGCCCAACCACCTGCTATCAGTCTCTTGGCTCGTTTCTCATTCAGTTCATGTCCGTTTGGCATGGAGCCGATCTTGTAGGTAGCGCCGCCTGACAGTATGCCGTCGAACCACTTGTATGATTTCAGCATCTTGATTTCTTTCATGATCATCTACCTGTCTTGAAAGGCTTCCCACCCATGCTCGGATTCTTTGCCATGTGGCATTCGGGGTTGATCCCATAGGCAGCCATGTAGTCCCACTTGCCAATGGCTTTTCCCCCGTTGCCTGGTATGTACTTCATGACGCCCAAGTCCCCGGTGCTGCCGGTGGGGGTGATTCCAGGCGTTTCGTCTAGCAGCGGAACACAACCACAGCAATCGTCTGGGTTCTCGGCCTCTGATGTGATCCACTGGTCAAGCGCCATGCCTTCAGTTGGGATGCCATCAGGCATAACCAGCACGCGGCAACATTGGTCACACCACACGAAGATCCTTCCGAGGTCTTTGCTGTGACGTATGCCGCTTTTGATCATTTTGTCGGTTATAACAGTGTCCCGCTCACATGCAGGACATTCGATAGTAATGTTTGTCATATTTACTCACCTATACGTGGCCCTCCGGGCGGCTTACGATCCGTCTGTCATGGGGCATTTCAACGATACCAGTCGAATAGATATTCGGAATCTACCCACCCACTACCGTCCCTGGGCTTATATGTGCGGCTCTGGATCTTGTTAGTAGCACGATCAAATAGTAACACCGTTAGTATTGCTCCGTTGGCTCCATCATTGAAATCGGATATCATCTGGTGGACGATATTTCCATTCACACCGGCATCCGATCGCATATAAGATCCGGCCGACCGATGACCGCAGAAAACAAATTTAACATTTTCATATTGTGAAAACAGCAGATCCCACATGTCCTGCCCACTTGGTGACCCAACGGGTGGGCATGCAAAACAGCCAGACCCCATTCGCGTGGTGCCTACCAGATAACCATGTGTGACTATGATAGCAGATTTCTCGGAATACGTCTCAAGCAACGCACCTGCCCACGTCAACACTTCCAGGGACGGCCAACAGGTCAGTATGATGACAATATAGGGGTCATCGCCGATATCGATGAAGTAATAACTGTTCTCGGTCCCCCCTCCTGATTTTGATCCCTGATAGTAACTGCCCGTTAAGAAATCTGCCCCGAAGTATGTATTGAAACTTTCAAGAGGTGCATCATGATTGCCATAACACGGTATAATCTTCAGTCCCGCATCCCGCATGGACTCAAATCCAGTTTGCGCAGACTCGTATTCCCACGGGTCCCCCCAGTTTGTATTATCTCCTAAGCCAATCACGGCCTGGATATGTAGTGCATCTTTTCGATACATGATCCACTTATATGCATCTGCCCACGATGCTGGATCGATGTAATGAGCCAACTGAATATCGGGGAGTAGTACTATAGCGATGTCGGTACCGATCCCCGTATGTCATTCGGTATCGAACGTCCATCCATAGTTTGTTACTAGATCGTAAATCTTTTCATATCCAGTTGAAGGAGCTTCAGATGTTTGGTATACTCCCGATGGATTCGCGTTAGATCCATGAATATTGACCGTGCAAGGTGCCATAATGGTACGATTCTGCCACAAATTATTTACCCACCCATCGACCGTTTCTTGATCCGCATCATTTGAACTTAGGTCGAGCGACGTTAATTTCGTCATATGGGAAATAACACCTTGGATCCCTGCCCCGCACCCTTGTATCCACAGAGTGACAAGTTTTGATGTAAGAATACCAAGATTAAGTACAAGCCCAGGATTATTCTGTATTTTCAGACTTGTTACATTGATACATTTTTGAATATTTCGGATAGAGAGTAATCCATCCGAATCGAACTCAATCGCCGTGATACTTCCCAGACGACCGACCCACGTCATTCGATGCTGTCCGGTGGATTTGAAAAAATTTCCTGGTATCCCATTCCAGATAATATTTGCGGCGCTTGCAACCGCAAGTGACTTCCCAGTATCGTCCCTCCAGAAACCATTCGCGCCGGTAATCTTTGGATCGACTAATGACGCGGTACCATCCCCCTCGATTCCAACCCAGGCGATTTGCCCCAAATTGGAACATCGAATACGTCTAATACAGCTATTAGCGTAATCCGATATGCCAAGGGTTGCGCCGTTGCCATCTGATTGATCTGGGATGTAGGTAATGCTGGAACCAACGCGAGATATAGCGACCTTAGTGGCATCGGTAAAGACATTATCGTACTTGATTGTCTGTGTGCTGGATTGGACATAGAAATTTGTCCCGTCCCATGCCAAATCGGTAGCCGCAATCTCATAAGAAGTATTCCAGGTGAATGATTCTGAGCCTGCCGTGGTCACAACCGCAATCTTGCAGATCCTGGTGGCTTCGCATACATACAGGAAGCCAGAATCGGCATTGGTGGCTATGTAGAGAACGCCTTGTGGACTGGTAAACTGGTTATCTCCAGTTCCTGTTGCTAATATCTGGACAGGAGACCCGTTGTCCGTAACCGCCATGGTGGACTTGGTGATCATCCGTATGCCGTGACCTTCAGTAGAATTTTTTGTGGTGACGTAGCAATGCAACGGATCATTGGCAGCATCTATCATGCCAATGTTTAAAAGTGCGATACTCTGAAGGGTATCATATTGAAAACTGTGTTGCCGCACCCCAGCAGAGTTCCCTGTATATATATTCGTAGCATCGGAGTCTATTGCATACGTCGAATTATTACTAACATAAAACTTATCAAAAAATGTAAGGTCTGAATTCCAAATACTGAAGCGCCGATAGCCTCCAAGATTGGAAGCCATAACAAGCAACTTTCCAGACAGTGGCCCCGCTTGGCTATATCTTATCTGCAACGGCTGATAAAATTGAAACTCCACCGGAACGTCTGTGGTGATCTCCATCTCGTAAAGATCATGATATAGCCGAGGGATCACGCCTCGGACATGTTGAACCCTCGACATGTGACATCAGTCCCTGATAACGCCAAGTTCGATGTAGAATTTCTGCCCATTTGCAGGGGTCGGTGTTCCGTTTGTATATAGCTGGAAATATAGATCCGTGCCAGAACATGTGTATGCCCGGTTGATGCCGTCGACGTTCGCCCAAGCCATCGATCCGGCCCCGCCCGTGACTGTCTGCAACGCAGGAAATTCGATCACCGCTATCGCTTTGCCGCGATCCGCCCACATGCGATCAAAGGCTGCATTATCGGCGATAAACGATGCCGGGCCCGCGCCGTCATAGATAATCATTGTGATAGCGGCGGTCCAGTCCACTTTATCGGTCTTGATGCTAGCGTGAATAATACCGCCCCCCAATCCCGTGAGCCGTGCAGCATTTGCAAACTTGTGTGTGGTCGAACTTTGGGCCACGTCTGCTATGCAATCCTTTGCTGTGTATGCGGTTGTATCGGCTGGCCTGGTGATCTCTGCTGATATTCGTTTATAGCCGCCTTCCAGCACGGTTGCTGATGCATATTCACTCGATCCCAAATCATAGACGCGCGCTTCGAATTGCGTGCCGTCTGCTTCTGCTAATGTTTTTGTTGCCATGAATAATCACCAATGGATGATGTGATAACCCGAATTTCCGGGCCAATTGAAGTCTAAACTGAAAATTACTGGATAGTTTTCAAACTGATCATAGATTATGTGAGTTCTGCCACATACCGGGCAATCGAATGATGATGGATCTCCGCCGCCTGGAAAATGGTAGGTTATAGAATGTCCGTTTGGACAAACAAACACTTCATCTCCCGAGAAGTCCGATGCATCATATTCGGTATCCAATCCGCAAACCGGACAATGCCAAACATTTATCGCAATTTAGACCACCTACCAATGAAATATATGATACCCGGAGTTCCAAGGCGCGCCGGAGTGCAAGTAATAAAATTTTATTCCTTTGTTATAAAGATACTTAACAGCAGATTGAATTGACAATGGCATGGACTGAAACATCGGAGGTTTTTGTTTCATGCAGAACTCTCCATGAATCTGAAATTTCCATAGCTTCCGACCGCGCCATAACAGTACAATGTCTGTGTGCCGCCTACAATCGGGTAGGTGATCATACCGTTTTCGGGCACAAGAAGCGCGGAGGTAGCACTTGCGGCGGCACCAATCTCTAGCCTGACATTGTTTCCTTCCGCGATGCAAACGAACGCTATAGCGGTCGCCGGAACGGTCACGGATTTACTAGAAGTATCGTTAGTAATTCTTACCGCGACGGTTGATCCCATGTCAACAAGTGCCGTTTCCTGAGTCAGTGCGCCAACGCTACTCTCGACTGCTTCAGAAGCCGTTTTTATCGCGGCGCTTGAGGTTTCAATTGCGCTGGTGGCAGAATCTATAGCTGCCAAAAGTTGAAGTTGTCTGGCTCCTCTCTCCATCTAAGATCGCCTCGGAACTTTGCCAGCCAGGAACACGCCGTCTCGGAGCATGACTTTTAGGGCGGGGGTCATTTCGGTTTTGATCGTTCCGCCAAACTTAATCGATTGCCCATCAGCAAGCCTGATAGTACCTTTCTCTGAGATGCCTTCGGAAAACTGCTTTGCAGCGAGCTTTCTAGCAGATTTGCTATGCTTAGGCATGAAAATAAATATCTTGATGCCAACCTCTTCAGGTTCCAATGGTTCGTCAACTATATTCCCCTGATCGGAAAATGGATATTCTTCAGTTGGGGCCTGAATATCGGGCTCCAAGATGGCGGCCCCTTTAGACTTCTTAGAGTTTTTTCTCATTTGTATGTCTCCAAATATTGCAATTATTATAGATCGCGCATTTTCTTCGCCGGATTTCCGGCTATAATGCAATTACCTTCGGGGAAACTCTTCGTGACAATCGCGCCCGCGCCAACTATCGTGTGATCTCCGAGGGTGACACCCGGCAAGATTATGGCATTTGCCCCTATCCAACAATCATTGCCTATAGCCACCTGTTTCGGTGGTGCGTTTACTGCAATATTATCAAAATCATGATTCGAGGTTATAACACAAGAATTTTGAGCAAACCAGCAATTAGATCCAATTTTTATCTTACCAACTGCCTGAAAGAAGCATCCGAAAGATGAGCAGGCCGGGCGACCATCAATGTTCTCGGGATGATCTGCCCGGCAAAGAACATGAAATCCTGGGGTCGGGTTGGTTAGAATCCGCCAAAGAGATCTCCAGAGGAATAAGCCGATTGCATGTTTTATTTTTTGGATCATTATTCGCCTAAAAATAAAAACTTGGTCTATACAACACCAGACCAAGTATCATTGAACCCAAGTGTGTACCAAGCCGTTCCACTACAGATCACTTGGTACATGGCTCCAACTCCACCAGTGGATTCCATTGTCGCATTGCCGTTGACAGTCTCAGCGCCCTCTCCGTCGATAATGATATACTGATCGGTTGGATCGGTTGCCACAACGAATGTAAGCACCCTGCCAGCGTTATCGGCAGCGGTCGGCAATGTCATGGACTGGTTTACCGTAGCATTCCCGATAAAGAAGAAATCGTTATCAGTGTCGGAAATGGTCACGTTTACATCGGTCGCAGTTACCCGATTCTTGGTAGGCCCAACCGTGAATTTCTTAGCAGCATCTATAGAGGTGTCCCCTTTCAGAGTCACCGCTCCGGTGCCAGTAGTGAACGTCTTAGAACCTGATATGGTGGTATCGCCGCTGATGGTATTAGCACCAGACGAGGTGGTGAACGCCCCGGTGGAAGTGCCGAAATTATAAGCCCCGGTTCCCGCACCAACGGTAATGCCCTTGTTGGCCGCAATCACAACAGCGCCCTGGATAGTGTTAGTTCCAGACGGCGTGGTTAACGCACCAGTAGACAGCGTATAGTCTATATCAGCCGCGCCACCGGCGGCCACTACATCGATGCCGGAACCAATGGCGACAGGACCGTTGATAGTAGCCTGTCCGGTCGGGGTCTTGAGTATACCACTTGACAGGGAATAATCAAGATCGGCTGCACCACCAGCCGCGATAATATCTATACCGCTTGCGATTCCAACCGGACCACTGAGAGTGACCGCCCCGGTGCCAGTGCCAAACGTGCTCGCGCCATGCATGAGGATGTCTTTTCCCGACGCGATGGTAACATCACCGTTTAGGGCTACCGCGCCGGTTCCTGATGTGAACGTGCCGGTCCCTTGCATCAAAATATCTTTCCCAATTGCAAGAGTCATGTCGCCAGTTATTCCGACCGCGCCAGGACCGATAGTTACCGCGCCAGTCGGTGTTAGAAATGCACCACTTCCCAGATGGAAATCTGCAGCCGAGTCCCCGCCCGCGAATGTGAGATCTTCACCTGAGTCAATCTCCAGGCCACCCGTATAATCAACAGATACACCACTAAGTTCTACCACGTCTGTGGTAGAATTATACTGAATGTAGCCGTCCTTGTCAGCACCGAAGTACATCTTGGCATTGTCGTTGAACCAGGGTGCACCAGCGTCACCGACTATTTGCCTCCCCCTAAGCTGATCATATACATCCGGCGCGGCTACCACAAACGGCATGAGCAGCATTAGGAGCATGGCGATTATTAGAATTTTTCTCATCTTATACCTCCTAAAAATATAACTACCATCTAGGTAGTTACAGATGTGATCTCATAGATCAATGCGCTCTTACCATTTGCAGTTCCATCCGTCGGGACTACCAGATACTCACAGCACTGCTTCATTACAGTGGTCCACCCTTCCGCCAACTGCCTCTCAGTCTCATTGAGCATGATGTCAGAAGGTGCGTAGTTACCGCCAATCATGGTCTGTTGACCCTCAACAAACACTAGCGCAGAAGTCGTCAAGATGTCGGAACTTGTCTGGTATTTAACATCTATGTATGCGTTCCCATCTGCATCGGTTGGCGGCGTGATCGGGTAGAGATTGAGTTTCCACGCATCCTTCAAGTAGACTCCGAGCTGTTGAGTTACCTGGTTGATAAGATCAAGCTGCTTGAACTCATCCAGCACTTCGGACGGATAGGCCAGGCCGAACTGATAACCTCCCGTCTCTATATCCAAACCAGTTGTACTAACTATCTTGGTGATAGCCTTTGCCACATCGGATTCAGCATCTCCCGTGCCACTCGCACCCCATACATCATCAGCCGCGTGTGTGTTGCCGGTTACTTCTTTGGCCTTCAGTTCCGTGAGGAGCTTCCAAACTCTGGCATTGGTGAAGTAATCCTGGATGAACTTTCGACCATCATTGGCTAGTCGATTGACTGCCATCGCAGTCTGCGCGGAATCCATGATCTTGTATGCCTGCTTGTCCCAGGAATTGGTCATATCCTTATAGGATCGGACATACTTATGCTTGGTGAGATCAGGCATCCCATCGAGAGCTTGATTGATTTGGCCCGGATTACCTTTCACAGTCCATGTCTCAAGCATTTGAGAATCTAGCCTATCTACAGGAAATGCTTTGAGCAGTCCTGCCGGGGCTTTATTTAGGTTTGTGTCGATCACCCTGGCGTTCTGCTTTGCCCGACCTTTTACGAGCTTGTCGAGTACTTCAACGCCAAGAGATCCTGTGTTTGTAGCTGCATAGTTAGTCATCTAAACATACCCCCCAAGGGCGGTATCAAGTACGACATCGATCAGATCACCAGTCGATGCCGTGGCCACGTTGTTTGGACCAGTGTAATGTCCTACCAACGTGGTCGAGTTGTCGGTGGTGACACACACAACGCCGTCCGTTGTTGACAGATAGACAGGACACAAGCTAGTATAGGTGATCCCTGTGAGAGAAGCAACCTTTACGACTTTGCCCGTGCTTGGCAGGTAGAACGGCATGGTCTGACCGGCGGTGAGCAATTTGGCATTGCCCTCATCATCAATCGAAGATTCAGCGGCGATCAGAACATCGTCAGTTACAGCAGTCGATAGAACCATCTGACCAGAACTCATGACATATGCGTATCCCTCATACACATAGATCGCAGCACATGGCAGATTGATTACTCCAGTTTCGTTTACGGCTCCCATTTAAGCCACCTTCCTCATTCCAGCTTCTTCATCAGTTGGCATCAGGCCATTGAGATCGTCATCCTCAGATGCATTCACATGCGGAACGAATGCCTGACCAGCAGGAGTTATCTGTGATGGCTTGGTGAATGCGGCAAGATCGATCTTGTCCGGGTTTTGTGCAATCCAGAGGGCGGCGTTGGCCTTGAATGCAGGCAACATTTCGCTTGCCTTGTCCTTGAATGCTGGAAGCAGCATGTTATCCAGCGTGGACAGAACAAGTGCGTCCTCTGCAGCCTTCTGAGCATTGACTCTGACTTCCTCAGCGGCCTTCAAAGCCGCGATTTCAGCATCTTTGGAAGCGGCATTGGCCTTGAATGTGGCAAAATCTCCGGCCAGAGCATCCAGTTTATTCAGTACGGTAGAAAGATCGATATGATTTTCTACATTGACCTTTGGAGCTTCGACAACTGCCTTAGCATCCGTGGGAGTTTCGTCGGTTGCATTGGTTTTAATTGCCTCTGCGACCGTTGTCTTAGTTTCAGTCATTTCATTAGCCTCATTCACGTTAAATCCGCATGTTCCCAGCGGGCAAGCAGGATCGGCCACAATCGAGAAATGATTACCAAAAAAGTTCTTCTCGATGCGATTATACTCTTTGCCATCATGCCAGGTTTGCTTTTCGGGTAGCATCTCATCATCTGCAAAAAATCCTATGCTACCTCCAAACGCCTCGCCGGATTGTATGCGTGCTAGATCATCGGGATTGAATTTTGAATTGAATAGGACTGCCTCCGCCTCAACTCGCCGCTTGTCTGCATTGAGTTTCACATTGCGGATTTGCCCCAACTTGTTAGTTTTCTGATTCACCAGGCTTGCCAATGGATCACTCGCCAAATGTGGCGGCACAATCGGCACGCCTTCAAACCATCTTACGTCATGGGCAAAGTCCTCATACCGATGCAGGCCACCGTTCCTCACGCCTTCGGCCATGAGGACGGCAGGTATGATAGTTACCTCCTCGGTGGCTTCAATCACCTTGCCGCCAAACGCGGATGCGTTGACTTTTAGCATGCCATGTAATTGACCTCCGGATTTTGCTCTTGATTTGATATGGATTTCGTCAGTCAATTCCTTGAAAATGTGTGGGTGCTCCATGACGTGATCATAGAAAGCCTTCAGGTACTCATAGGTGAGTTCTTGCGCGTTGGCCTTTGGCTTGCGGCCTGCTTTCTCGTATGCGATTGCAGCAGCTTGTTCTTGTGTATATTTTCCAGTGGCCATCAATTCTTTTATATTAGCTTTTATAATATCATCAGAAGAGCCGTCGAGTAGAGGGATGATAACCAACTCCTAGAATTCCAGTTTTCTTTTTATCTCTAATCCGTGTCTGCCATCAGCGGGATGAATGGCCTTAATCACATGATCGCTTCCAGCATAACGGATAATATCGCCCACCTTGCTAGAAGTCTCATCCGTGGTACAATGTGCCGGTCTCTTAACAAAGTAGCCTATCGCCTGGGAATAGTATTCAGTTTCATCCTTGAATTTGATGTCTATCGCCGTTAGCGTTTCGACCAGGACATCAGCCCCACCCGTATCGGTTACTGTAATATGACAATGGCAGTCTAACCCGCTACTGGTTACGGTTGGCTTGGCCGTCAGATTTGCGGTAGTGGTCTTGGTCCCGGCTTGGATAAAGGTTAGCATTTCGCTGCCTATCGTAATAGTTCCGGCACAATCGGCATGGCCTGTAACCGATGACAAAGTGACCTTGCACCGGCCCGTTATGCCAACCGGCCATGTACCGATTGTGGGAGAGGCGATTATGGTGCCATCGAATATAGAGGCGGCGGCCTTAGTAACCAGATAGGCAGCATCTACGAGTTTGGCATGTGGGAACATGTGGCCTCAAAAAGGATCGGTTGTTTCAGAACCCAATTCCGTTAATCTCCATGAATCCGGATAATTATCATGATCTCGGACACGAATCAGGCCATCGGAATCTTGCAATGCTGTGATTGCGCCACTATCCACCAATGGCAATGCATCCAATAGAGCTTCATACGCTTTAGTATATCCCGATTTTCCATCGCGGGAAACAGAATAGCCATCGAAGCTAACACTTTTGCAAAAAATGTCAGGATCTTTTTGCTCGAAGTAGGCGGCTATCAGATACGCCAAGGCTTTCTCGGATTGGCTATCTGTTGCGGTCTTGCCGATCTTTAGCAGATCTGCCGCTAATTGATCGACTGCATAAGCCTTTAACACTGTATATGCGGCCTGAGTCCTACTCGCAGTATCGTAGAGGATGTTAGCGGTTAGGTTAGTGCCCGCCGTGTCCTCTGCCTGGGTTTGGACTGAGAAAGCGGTGAATGACTGGATTGCCAGAACTATATTTGCGTCGGATACTGTCATATCATAGCCCCAGCGGATTATTAGCAGCTTTCTCTGCCATCTCTGCTTGTTCTTCTTTAGTCAAAGGTTGCCATCCCATTTCAGCTATTGCCCTACCAAGCGGTAACATTCCCAACGAGAATGCTTGCACTATGACTTTTTGCTTCTCTATCTTGTTCTCCATCGCGGGGTCCTGATAGACGAACTCCACCGCCCAGTCCTTGTAACCATTGGCTTCCAGGATTTCAGTATATAGGGCTTCAAAAGGCTCTGAGATTATGCGCCTCCAGCCACGGACTACCATCATGACCAGTTCCAACAACGGCGTTCCCGTTGTTGATATAGCCTGACCATTTTGCTCAATAAAGTCCCTGGGGATGAGATGCTGCAAGATTTCAGCCTTTAGGTATTCATCAGGCTTGGTTATATCGCCCACGTTTCCGAGATTTGGGAATATTACTTCATGGTCTTCCCAAAGCATCCCTACATTGTTATTGCCATAGTTTTTGACAAAATCCACGCCAGCGGCATAAGCCTTTTCCCATCGTTTACCAGTGCCAGTCGGAGTTTCTAGGATCTTGCCTTGTGCATCCCGCATTTCCTTAACTTTTACGACACACCGGCCAACGCCCTTATAGTTGACCGACTGCATGAAGGCTTTGCGGACGAACTCCAATTGCATAACGGTGGGTGCTATGCCAGCCAGGTAGCTTTTGCCATCGGGATACCTAGATTTCTTATCTCTGATATGAATTATGCGAGCTGAGGGTAATTGTACCGGAATTTGGCCATCTGTTTGTGTCTGCCAATATTGCATCTGCTTCTTTTCGATATCGTAGGCAATGCCCTTCAGGACCCGGCCAGGTACATACGCCTGAGTATTCAGGGTCGCTGCTGGTTGATCCGCCAACGAATGAGCATCAAGGTATTGCAGCCAGGCCGGGGCATTCCACCCCATGTCAGTTTTCGGGAAACTGTAAGAACCATCGGGCCTATCTGCAACGCCCATCTCAACTAGGCCACTACCAAACCCCATGCAATCGAGGCCGGTCTGTGCCATGAGGGTTTCGGTGCTGTATGATTTATCCAACCGCCAAAGCATCTTTCTGGCTTCGTTTGACTTGTCAGCTAGAGCGTCAGGATCTTCGTTTTCTGGCAAGACGATTTTTATATCTCTGTCATTTAATACTAACATAAATATTTGCATGAGGATTCTATCAACTGATCCAGCTTCTAATACCCTAAGCAAATTGGTAGCATCGAGCCTGAAATCATAAGCATCGCTATCATATGGATAAGCCATCGACGTAGGCGAAATTTGGGCGACATTGGTCTTCAATTCTGGAGCTATTGCCGCCGCAATGGATTGCCTTAGATTTTCAAACATGTAATAACTCCAAAATTAATAAATACCAGAATATCCTTGCGCGCCCACATAAGTTTTTTCGGGTGGAATCCACTGGGAAGGTTCGCTTATGGTCTGCAATCCCGCACAAGCCATTTCTATGCTGTCCGGCCCATCATCAAAATCCGCATTAGGAAAGCCCTTGAACATCATCATTAGCTTTTTATATTTTTGGGACCAATCCGTTCTAAAGCATAGTTGTCCATTGAAGTAATGGGGCTGTAGTGACCTGATCCTATCTTCTTTATTGCTAGTAGACCAAAACATCTCGTATGGCAGGACTACCCCGAGTTCCTTTTGCCGTTCTCTAAGCAAGATCTCAAAGGTACTTTTCTTGCCCTTGTTCCATGCACTCTGAGCATTGCCCAGAGAGTTTGCCTCTATGCGGAATTTGGTATAATTGAATTGGATGTGTTTCTCAAGGATTTTGTCTAATGACTGATCCTGAGTATCCACTTCCAAATCATCGTCCCAAACTAGCCATCTGTTATCAGGCAAAACCAGAATCGTGACAATGCTGGCATAATCATGCCCGCCTTCGGAGGGGTCGTATGCTCCAAACGCTTTGCATTTCGCGAGATTGACCGTTGCAGGATCTACGAGCTTGCCTTCCAGCACTTCCATATTGAAGAGGCTATACTTGCTGTCCGGTGGTCTCTGCTGCCACATGGCCTCCCATTCATAAGGGCCGACCATCGCCTCTTTGCGTCGTAGGGCATCAGTATCATACTTCCATGGCCATAAGGCTTCGCCCGGTTTGCGGGGATCATAGGACGGATCAGGATTCTCTGCTATGGCAGGAAGATTCAAAACCGTCCATTGTTCCGCCTCTAAAGTTTCCTCTCCCTTCTTTAGCAACCTGCCAGCGAGGTCGTCACTATGCCACCGGGTAAGGATAACCACCATTCGAGCATTTTTCTCCGATCTGGTATAGAATGTGGAAACAAACCAATCCCATGCTTTGTCTCTGTAAGTAGGTGATTCTGCTTCCGCCCTGTCCTTGATAGGATCATCTACTATTCCAACGTCGTACCCCATACCGGTTATCGCACCTTCGACACCAGCACACATATAAGTCCCACGATGTCCAACTATCTCAAATATCTCATTGTTCCTGAGATAACTGCCCTGTGCAGTGGTGCGTATATTCTTCTCAGAGAGTGTCGTGCTTGGAAACACTTCACGATATTCCGGGCTAACTATAATCCGTTGCACATCACGATTCATCCGGCTTGCCAGATTCGCACCATAGCTCGTGCCTATAATCTGTATATCTGGATGTTTCCCAAAAGCATATGCTGGAAACATCCTAGAACCAATCTCGGATTTGCCCGCCCTTGGATGGGTAAAAATCATTAGGTTGCTGATCTCACCGGCCAACAATAAATCAAGCTTCTCACAAATTAATTCGTGATGCCAGTTTATGTTATATTTTGGCCTGAGATATTGATAGAAATCAATCAGACTTCTTCTCGCTAGAGCTTTCTGCAGCTCCTTGTAGTTTGGCAGCGAGGGCAATTGCTTCCCGTAGCTCTTCTTTCGTGAGTTTGTCATAGTTGTTGACTGTGGTCATCTGATTCACTTGCGGCTTATCCTCTGGCTTCAATATGCTCAGGGCCTTTGTGGCGGCATCCCAGCATCCTGACGCGTCTCTGAAATCCCTGGAAGACGCAGCTTTCTCCTTCGCCTTGCCAGCGTTGTCGCGACAATCCTCGCAGATCTCTTTCACAAATTCCATGACATCCAGAGCCTCTTTCGCCGCCTTGGTCCCATTGATCTGCCTCATGAACGCATCTGCCATATGATGCTCGTTTCGATGCTTAGTCAATGACTCCCGACTAAGCCCGGTTTTGAGCATGATTGCGTTTATGGGGTCCCCCCGCAAGAGGGCGGCATTTATGCCACATCCGGAGTGTTCTCTGATGTATTTGCATGTTTTGCAGTACATTGTTTCTTCTTCCGTGCGCGATAATGGGCGGCAATCGTGGGTGCCGTGCCAGCTTCGGGGAATCTTCGCGATATTTCCCGGCAGGATACCCCGGCCTCTAGCAGTTGGTTTATGCGATATTGTGGGTAGGAACGAATGTAGAGGCGGGTCTTGGAGCGGCCTGGTTTGGTCATGGGCGGTGGGTCCGGGGGATAAGTATATATGCTTATACTACCTATGGTAGTATTGGAGATGTGTTATGATGAAAATGGCTAAAAAGGTTGTAGTTGCGATTGACGGCAATGATCGGGATGTAATGGGATGGAAGATCGAAGGAAGCCGAACCACCAAGAACGGCTATTACATCCAAGATTCCATTCTCGGAGACTTCTTGGACCGCGAAGGCATAACCGAAATCGAGACTGATAAGGCGGTCGAAATGTGGTCTGCGAAATATGAGACCCCGGAGAGACTCGCTAAGCGGGCCGCCAATAATGCGCGTGGCTCCAAAGTAGCGCAGCATTTCGAAAGCATGAAGAGGGATAACCAATGATCCCTCACCACACATGCATCTGGTGCGATAAAGAATGGCCAATCATCGTAGAGCGGCCAATCAAGTGCCCCGGATGCCAGAGGAAGAACTGGAAAGCCGAGGATATCATAACAGACCTGACCGAATCCGACATCGTAAAAATGGTCGAATATGGGCAGTCTCATAACTTCCCATGTGTCCTTTCTCCTGCATGGGATAAAGATAACGTCGGAGATCTCAGAGAGGATATCTTAACATCGATATCCGATGGTCGGGAATGGGGAAGCCTGATAAGGGACTTCCTTCAATCCTAAGTTACTTTTATATCGCCTTTCGGAGAGTAAGGATTCGTCCCTGGAAGAGATACACCTGCCACCTTAAACGTACTATCCAAAGTTCTTTGCTTCTGCGTAAGATCGTTGTACTTTTTGGATAGTTGCTTCGCGTCTGCACTTGCCTTCGAATACGCGGCGTCCTTCTCGATGCCTTTGTATGTCTTATTGGCAGCACCATATTTGCTTTTTGCCCTCATAGCATCGTCGCTTGCGCGTTTTGCGTCATTCCTGGTCTGCGCAGCATGAGCACCCAATACATATTTAGCGTATTGTGCCTTTTCTTTTGGGAATAGCTCTTTGCTGGCTTTGATATCTGCCAACAGTTTTTCGGGATTTCCTGCCATGTCTAATGCGTCGGATTGTGACGGTATGCCGCCTCCACCTGATCCACCGCCACCGCCGCCCCCTCCACCACCACCACCTGATCCACCACACATTAAGAACACCTCGAATAACTCATATCTTCAGCATGAAAAACAATACCCGGAACCGCCTTAGCCAACCTGCCTTTCTGCCATTCCATTTGAAATTCCTTCGACCATGTGCAGTCTATGCCAGCCATATATTCCTCATAGCTCGTATGCTCAGTAATCTTATGGCCTCGGACATAGTAGGCCCAAGGAACCGCCTTAAAGCCCGGCAGGCCGTCTATCCCACAGCAATCCCGCCAATTCCTAGTGC